GGTAGAGAATCTTTTACCTTTTCAACCACCCTCACCCACTGCCCACCACATTTTCCACATACGCCCTCTTGAGAAGTTGACGACAAAAGGCAGGGTTCTACCAGCTTCTCAGGCCAGGTGGCAAAGTGGCTTCCCTTATAACTTTGTGGATTTATTAAAAAAGCTTCGGGGTTATCCTCACTTAAGAGAAGGCCACCGGAGTCACGAATAGCTGTTAGGTGATCTATGGCACTATCAAGAGATTCATAAAACCAGTCGGTAGTACGACGGTTGCGCCCGTTTGGCAGAATCCCGACAGGGTTATTGAAGCTTTCGTTTTGCCTACTGCTACCTCCTAGCTTAATAGCCTTCTTTCGGGGAGTTCCATTGCCAAATCTGTCAAAGGTTGTTTTTGATTGAGGCTTTTTAATGGCCTCAGCATCATAAAAATAATGCTCACTTTTACTCAGCAAAAAGATATTCTCAGTTGCCTTCGATGGCCTATCCGTAACACTTTCGGGCATAGCCGATTTTTTGAGCCACGGACAGTCACTTCTCAAGTGCCACCCATCGGCTTGTAGGGCAAGGGCTACCCGGTGAGGGATGAGCATGAGATTCTTGGGAGGTAAGTCGGTATTTACACTCTCTTTTTTGAACATTCTATCTACTCGCTGATGTATCTCTAAACTTTTTGTTCCACCTGTCATATTGCTACCGGAATAAGAATCTCCGAGGTTGCACCACAATACGCCCGTGGGATGCAGCACTCTTCTAACCCCCCTAAATATCGCCACCAAATGCCCTACATAGCTCCACAAGTCCTTTTCCAGGCCCAGGCAGCATTCTTGCTCTGGAATAGTAATAGTAGGAAGGCCGACCATTGGTGCGAAGGTGACAGCGGGCCAGCTACTTGGTGATAAACCATAGTTGCGTAAATTGAAGTATGGTGGACTCGTGATACAAGCATGAATGGAGTTGTCAGGTAGTTGCTGCAAAAGGTCCAGGCAATGGCCTACATAGATTCTATTGGGTTGCAACATATTACTCCACTAATACTAATTGATGGCTGGCGTTACCCTCATTTATCAAGGTAACGCCACTTTTTATACTTGCTAGCTGCTGCTTAGGATGCTTAATAAGGGTAGTGCCATCTGCGCTATCAGCCCATGTCCAGTGTTTTAGTAACGCGCCCTGCACTTTACCATCTTTTAAGTATTTACCACCTGAGTTACAGCGCCCGACATGTACCCACTTACCCAATTCCTTAGCATGTAAAGCTAAAGTCTGAGCTTCCAGTCCGCGCTTATGTTTATCGTCGCCACCTATAAAAAGTACGTCTATCTCATTCCAGGGGATAGCTTGGATAGCCATACCATTTTGGGTTACTAAAGCCACTTTATAGCCATACATTTTAGGTATATGATGATAGCGCCAAAATTCTTCTAGGGTTCCTTGGGCATTAAAAGGTCTGTCAGGTATTATGATAGCTATACATGTGCCAACAAAAGGCTGTAAGGATTCTAGATGTTTGATCCAGCGTCCTTCTTGGAATTTACCGGTAAAACGTCCATTCTCAAATATCCATTTACAGCCAGCTTCCAATGCCAATTGCTGGCCGCCAACTTGCTTGGCAGTTGAGAAGATGCACCCAAAGGTTTGTGGGTCGTCAAAAAATGGTGGAGTTCGTGGAGCTAAATAGATCATGTAAAGTCCTCGTCGTCAAACTCGCTCAGATCTACCTCATCTTCTTCTAAAGCGATCTTGGCACGCGCTCGGCGCAGCGCCTCCGTTATCTCTTGCTTAAGGTTCTTTTTAGGTGCTGCTTTGCCATTGCTAGACACTTTAGGCTTAGTAGCAGAGGAGGGGGGATCATATCCGGGATGGAATACACTTTTAGGCACATTGCCACGTGGTATATCACATATGTACTCAAAGGTACTGAATCTCTTGCCACATTTGGAGCACTCGCGCCGGCGACGTATACCCTCAATATTATTAAGGAGGGCGGGCCGTGAGTTGGTTACTTGCGTGGGTTGGTGACAGGTGGGACAGTTCATATTATGGACTCCACAATCGAACTATTCATAAATGGCTTAACCCGTACCCAGTTAGAATCGGCGATCCCGACAAAGTTAGCGCCTTCCTCGTGGAAAAACCATAAATCTTGAGGGCAAGATCGAAACTTAAGGTTCTTCTCCCCACATCTTCTACAGCAACCCAAGAAGTCACTGGGTTCATGGCCGTCTCTGACACATATTGCTTCCAGGCGCTTCTGAGACGCCTTCAGTATTTTAAGGATACGGTTGCTAATAAGTTGTCGTTTTTTTAGGTGTCTGCCACGTTTGGTCACCCTTTTACCCTATACTTTCCACTATTGAAGGGTTCATAAAGCTTTTAACCCTTGTCCAGTTCGCGTCAGCTATCCCAACAAAGTGACTTCCTGGCTCATAGTCCTGGGGCCGACCCCTTCTAGTCCTGCCTAAGCCCTGCACCAATGAATTAGCAACCCTACCTAGCGCAGCTTTAGGGTCAAAGTCAAAGCGCTCCTTCTCATATGAGTCTCCGAAGTCGCTCCAAGGACAATTGCCAGTAAAAACAAATTTGCCGTTCCTATAGGCTAAAATATTACCTGAAGTAGTTCTTACACACCATACTTCCCCTTCGTAGTCCGATATAACCAAGTCCCCCTTGTGTCTAACCGTTCCCCTGTTCTTGACCCTACCAATAGAGATATTGTACTTCCTTTGCCTATTTGGCCTATCAATTATAGCTATTCTTGGGCTATACCCTAGCTTTAGCGCCATTTCAACAAAATCATCTCTTAGCTTACTGGAAATCGTAGTGTAGACCCAAGAACTTTCCTTAATAGTACCATCGCCCTTCATCATGGATTCAAAAGTTATTCTTATCTGTTCCCTTGTGGAATCTAATAGAAAACTTGGTAATTTTTTATTTTTTGCACCAATGCCGCACCAATCAACCATAGCGCGATATACAATCCTACAGGTCATGGTAACTATACTAACTCCATCTGTCTTAGGATGTACGCAAAATGGCAGCCCTATTCGATCAAACAGGTCAACTATTTCACTCAGGTACTTTTTTTGACTCTGAGTTATCGTTATCCCCTGCCTTCTTTCGCTTCTCTGACTAAAAGAATTACCCTCACTAACAAACCATCCTATTAGTTCTAACAGATCGGTCGTATTCCAGTAGTATGGTACTAAGCTAGAAGTACCTAATCTGTGACCAAAGAAGCATGTGGAATCTATAGGTGGTCTCCAATCAAGCTCCTTTAAGTCCTGCCAATTGCAGCGGTGCATACCACTGTTACCATTATACTTAAAACAGTTTGGTAGAGTTCTTTTGTATTTATACTGAGGTTCACTTTTAATCCATATTACAGTTTCATCGTCAAAGTACTGCTCAAAGGAGAACGATTCACTTAATTCACGTCCATTCCACTCCTTGGGCGCAATTGGAATAAGATAGGCTTTATGTTTTATATCCCTAGCAGCCAGCTTTTGAAACTTCCATTCTGGAGACTTATAGTTACCCTGATAGAGCATTTCATGATCTTCCGTTACTGACAGATCATAAGACTGCGACTTATAATTATATATCTTGCCTTTCCAATCCTGCCTAATTACATCCTGAATAGTATCAACAATGAATTCTCCTTTATTGGTAATGGAGAATATTTTATCACCTACTTTAGCGGAATCCATTGAGATGTAACCATCAGGTCCAAATAGTTGCATATCAGGAGTTAAACACCAAGCAACTATACATATTTTATCCTCACCCAGGTCAACCCCCTCCCACATACACCAACTAATGGCTATCGCGCCTCGGTTGCGCTGCCTAAAAGTGAGCCAAGAAGATAGTAGTTGCTCAGTACCCATCATGGTATCTTGGGGTGGGGTCCACAAGGGGCGACTAACCAGCTTGTGGAGTCGGTCGCGCAACTTGTAAGCTTTTGCCTTGCTATTGGTATGAATGATACCTGTCCACTCGCCTGGGCACTCATCAAGGGCCTTACCAATGACCTCAGCATGATACTGTAGTTCCTGCTCAGTATTCTTGTAGCTCATCTTAGGGCCTTTTAAGTCCACTACAGGTCGTGTATGTGGGGGCCATATATTGGGTACTATAATGGACTCAAATTGCTCATAGATGCCCAGTTCAGCCATAAAGGGCGCTGGGTTGCCCACTGTGGCGCTCATTAAGACAACTTTAGGGGCACGGAAGAGGTGCCTGAAGTGGAACCGAGCCGTCAAGGGTTTTAACCGGAAGCCCTTCTCAGCATTGGACTCAGCGAACCAGTATTCTCTGCCCTGATCTACAAGGTCAATGGTGTTACCGACTTTGCGAACAAGGTTCTCCCACCGCTTATAATATTTGATCTGCTCCTGGGTGCTCTTGCGAGTGATCTTGCCCGGTTCCCGGCGCATCAATTCCGCTAGTAGGTCATCGAGCCAGTCTACCGCTTTGTTTATCCGCATAACGGAAGGGAGCTTGGGGTTAAGTTCCAATGGCTGGGTAAACTGGGTGAGGAATGGAGTCCACGGTAAGGTACAGCCACTCCAGTCTATTACCATATCTGAGAGTTGGTGCGCCTCGTCCAAAAAAAGCACTTGCGGGTTGAAGGCGGGTACTAGGCCATTTTGGCGAGTCTCCAACAAGTACTTAGAGTAGTTTAGGCTGCCCAAGTGGCTACTGATAAACCTATTGCAGGCTACGTAATACGGACACTCTGCATAACAACCACACTCTTTACGCTCCCTGGTAGACATCTTGCACAGAGAGGCATCGGGTACTAAGCCATAGTTGCAGCGGTAGTTGCCCTTACCAGTAACTACAGAAGCTTCATAGGGAGGGCCCGCGTACTGAGCTTGCAAACTCTTGGTCCTAACCAGGGTAAGAGTTTTAGTCCCCTCATAAGCCAACTGAGCGGGGAAGAACGACTTGCCGGCACCGGTAGCCATCTCTGCCACGATATAAGGGGAAGAGGAGGCGCGTAGCTGGTTAAGAGTAGACTCCTGATGTGAGCGCAGGGTATCATGGAGGTAACGCTTGAGTTCAAATTGTATCATTTTTAGAGTCCTTTTCTATGGAGCTTATGGAAGATGTTTTTAAACTTTTTCTTTTTTCCTAACAAGTGCGCAAAGTTTAAGAAGTAACCTCCATAAATGACCCCTCTAATTTCGCTAATTTCAAGGGTTATGGAGGATATGGAACTTATGGAGGCATTTCTAAAAGTTCTCCATGTAGAAAATATTATATAAAGTTATAGAAAATCCTCCATATCCTCCATATCCTCCATAAAGGGTTTTAAGTTCCATTTTTGCTATCCCAAATGGAACTTTGCTGTCCGTTTAAGTAGTCAATTCTGGGGCAGATTCCTAGGTAATAGTTACCGTCCATTCGCTCCTCTTTGGAGAATCGAGACGATATTTTGTGGTAGAATTTGCGGCTCCCTAGAGGCCGTAAGCCATTGCTAACTACCCAGCTTTTATAGGAGTCATAAAGAGTGCTGGCTTTAACTTCAAGAGTGGTTTCTTGGCTAACTTGCTCCTTAATAAACAGTGATATGTTGTCCTCGCCTTCCCGGTACTTCTCTACAGCTAGTTTAACGGAGTCGGGTGGGTTAAGGCCCTGCTCTTGCCACTGAAGAAATCCACAAGCCAGCCAGCCTAGAATACCCTTAGATTCCTCTTGGAGTTTTAACCTAAGAAATTTGTCAGCTTTGCGCTCGTTGTCCTTTCTAGGATCGTCCACAAAGCTAACTGGAAACTCAATGACCTTAACTCGCTGCCATAGGGCATAGTCATCCGCATCAGCACGAGGGCGATAGTTAGTCACCAGGAATATTTTATGCTTGGGCTTAAAGCGAATAGGATCGCCATAAAGGGGGCGAGCAACAATAGTGTCTCCGCCTGTCAAAGCCTTAACGGATGCGCTGTTTAGCCATCCCTCGTTTGTTTCATTGACGAATGAAAGCCGGCGATTAACCAGGTCTAATAAATGGGGTGAAGCTGCGTTAGGATTCTTGGAGGAGTCCAAAAGTATTTCAGCCTGTACTGGGCCACTTAAACTGTACCCCAAGATACTGTTAACTGTTTCAATCATCAGGGTCTTACCGTTCCGGCCCTGGCCGCACAAAAGGGGGAAAATATGCTCCACTGTCAAGCCGGATATAGCATAGCCTAACAAGCGGTGCATGAAGTCAACCAACTCGGTATCCTGGTTAAATATTTCCAGTAGAAACTGCTGCCAGCGAGGACAAGGAGAATCAAAACCAACAAAGGGGACTGGAGCGACTCCTTTTATCCTTTGACTAGGCTTGCTAGGTGTAAACCCCTGATCTCTTAAATTGATGACTCCATTTTGTACACCTAGCAAGTAAGGATCTGAATCCCAGTCAACGGGCTGAATAGTCATGCCTTCTTGCTTAGAAGCCCAAAATAGAACTCGCGAGGCACCACGTTCCGTTTTTAAGTAACTAGCATGTGACCATAACTCGTCGGCTAGTTCCGACTTTTCTCCGCTTTCCGCTTCTTTAACAGCAGCCTTTATGAACAGGTCAGCGTACTGGGTAGCCACTAAATTATATATCTGCCCTGACGTGTCCTCACTCCAGTGGGTATCATAAAGATACCATACTCCCCTTTCCTTGCTCCTTGGCTCGTAGAGGATTCCATCCTTGAAGCAGTAAGAAAAAAGCTGTCCATCACCTAACTCTGAATCCCTTAAGGACTTGATAACCTGAGCATGAGAAGGAGTATACATGTCATCTTTCCTTGATTAGGTGAAATTGGGTTTCAGACTGCCTCTGAATGAATTGCTGTAAAACCCAAATGATCCATTCGTTACGAGATAGGTTCATCTTAGCGGCTTCGATCCGGGCGACTCTCGCCAGAGATGTGGGAAGCCTCAAAGATATTTGAATAGTAATATCTTCCATGCGATGCTCCTTTGTGGTATCAGTGATATGAATGTATCAATGATACCACTGTTAGGAGGAATGTCAAATATTAACCCGCCAACTCTTCCACTTCCCACCACTGAAGGGGCTGGCGCTCCTCTCTCATCTTCGTGGGCTTCTTATCCCTTACCTGCCTTGGTTGTGTAGGCTGTAGCACCCCATCGCGCACAATATAACCTCTGCAAGCGCATTTGTAGTATGGCGAGTGGAAGGCTTTTATGGGCTGCTCACAGATGGGGCAAGGTGGGAACTTACGCGGGCGACCTGCTGTCACTTTTGCCTCGTGGGAATTCTTTGGTTTTTTTGGGAACCATTGCCCAAACCATCCCTTTACTTCTACCTCGACTCCCAACAGGTTGGCGAGCTTCTGGGGGTCTTCCCTGGTGGTGAGGACAAGGTACTTTCCAACTTCCGGGTCTAGTAAGTGCCCGTCTACCTCTACCAGGTTAGGAGCGTCGTGGTGCAGGCCCAGACGATGAAGAGCCTGGTGGGCGCTGCCTTTTATGCGGATGGTGCTCATGCAGGTTCCAACCAATAGATAATACTTGAGTCGCTCTTGAGGGAATCAACCCACGCCTTAGCTACTGCATATGGCATGGGAGAACCACAGCCCTCTTGACGGGTTCTTAAGACGCCGCCAACATATTTTGAACATTCTTGAGTCCTTTCTAGTTGCCCTCTAGACGCAGCACAAGCGTCGTGGTGAGGTTTTATAGTAATAAAGGTAGGTGAGTACTTTTTTGGAAAAAAGAAGGCTTTCACGCTGCCACTTTTTCAAACACTAATTTCTGATTCACCTTAGTAACATAATCGCATTGCCGCCACCCTGCCTTTAGATAGCAAAAGCCCCAGTAATCACCTTTTCTGCACCTAGTCGGTTTTACTTTTTTGGAATCGATGTAAGTGTAGAATCGAGAAGTAAGGGGCCATTTGGCTAGAGCTAATTTTTCAGCTTCTAAGATTAAGAAACTGCTCAGATAATGACTTTCATTGCGAAAGATTGAACAATATATTCCTTGTTCATTGGCTGGATTATCGAACTTTTTCCAGACAAAAAGGGCATCGTTGGCTAGAGTCATCAGCACTAAAGCTTCACCAGGGCCAACGATGCGTCGATCTCTTTGTCGCCTATTGTCTCGGTACTGATGGAAACTATAATGGTGACTAAAAAGTGCGTAGGCTCTGGGATCACCGTCCTTTATAGTAAGCCAGGGACCTAACTCAGGAAACATTAAGCTGCCACTCTTTCTATTTGAGTTCGGCAAAAAGGCCCGTAGCCAGTCTCTAATGATATTCTGTCAGTTAGCATTTTTCCGCACCTGAGACAGTACCCGCAGGAATTGAGGCGAATATACGCAGGCAACCTGTCTAGGTTGCGCCATAGCCACTCAAAGCCCTTTACTGACAATGCCTCTTTACCTACCCCTCCCTTTAAGGAGTGCCTAAACACCTTCCCGTCAAAGATGGTGCCTATGAAGGTATAGTCACTTTGGTTGTCAGGCCCAGTTAAAACAGCGACAAAATGGGGTTTATTAAGATCAGTAGTAATGCGGTAGGTAAAGCTTTTACCTGTTTGAGTGTTGGTAAGGGTGAAGATGGCATGGCCAGCCAGTAGGTGAGAGCGCCAGTTCATGGCCTTCTCCTAAGCGACAACCTGATACCCTTCCGAATTACCTTGCACTCCTCGCACGTCTTAACGTGTTCTTCTAACCACTTTTTGAATTCATTAGGTGACAAAGTAAGCGCCATTTGTCGGGCTTGTTCACAGTTCATGGTAATTCTCCTTCTTTGCAGTGTATAAAAGGATTGTAGGCGATTCTAGTGCGTCACAGGGCCATCTATAGGCAACTCTCAACCAGAGAATCTATCATCTCTCCGATGCTCAGCCCCAAGCTAGCAGCTACTGTTTTTACGCGCTTATGATTAGTTGGCGCTAGGGTTAATGTGACCTTTACCCTCTTATTGGCCCCCTTAGAGGCATTAGAGTTACCCCTGGGGGCACCTTGACCGCGACCGGGGCCGCCTCTACCCACCAGCTTGGTAAGGGTGGGGGTAGTGTATGGTGTTCGTTCTTCGCTCATCCTTCCTCCGAGTGATAATAGTCGTTCTCTAATTCCCCTATGGTTAATTTTGCCTCCAACAACTCTATAAGGTGCTGGTAGTAAGTATAAAGCTGGCAGGAGATGATAATGAGGGTGAGCAATATTAGGGATAGTAGAGCTTCGATCATCCTTTGACCTTCTTAATTTTTATCTGGTCTTGATCCGTCAATGAGACGTGATAGCCAAGTGCTTCTATATCATAGACCAATTCGACATTGACCGTACAGCATTGACATTGAGCTTTACCCTCTAAAGCACAGTCCTCACACATTGGTGGGTAGTGAGCAGGAATCCCCTCTTTGCAAATCGGGCAAACTTCTGAGGCATCATTATCTAACCAGTAGTCATAAAATGAGGCTGTTACCTTCTGAGCAAGATGCTCAAGCAGAGGCTTAAATACCTTGCTATTTAAGGCGAGACGCATTGCCAATTGATCCATATTTACGGGTCTATCCAGAATTGTATAGGTTATCATTGTTACACCTTCCTGCTAGTTAAAATTAAATTATCGAACCCACCCGCCAGCGCCCGCTTGCTCCCTAGCGCTTCTTCCTCTGTGCTCCAAGCCATGAGCCGGCGCTCCTCTTCCATCTCTTTTATATACGACAATACGGCCAGTGTATGCGAGCAACCCGACCGCTTATCATTAGCGGGTCGATGCTGGCCCCAGGGACAACTACACGTCATCTTAGTGGGGTTAACAGCGTACTTGTGACCACTGGAGCCACTCACTAACATGTAGTGAGAATCAGAGATGCGGGTTATGTGATGTTGGCGACTTTTAGCTTGGAGTTTTTTAGCGTTGCGCATTTTGGTACCTCGTAGGTGGATAGTGGGTTACTTATTGATAGATACATCTTATCACGGGTTTTGTTTGTTGTCAACCCCCAAACAAACAAAACCCCATCTATCAACCTTAAATTTTTACCTTTGCGCCAGTGGAGAGTATAATAAAAACAGGTTCCCCGAATGGACCCAGAGGGATACCCAGCTTAGACGGACTGGGTATCCCTCGCCTCTTCACCTTATAAAGAACCTTCTAGCCGCTAACTTCATATACGGTTCCTGCCACCTTTTTAACACCTTCTCGGCGGCCTTAAAATTGCGCTCTACCGTTGCTAGGTTGTGATCTTCTAAAATGGCGTTAGCCCACGCCTCTTTATCCAACTGTGGGGTTTTAGGGGTAGTCCATCCCGCACTACCCACCAGGGCATTAAGGTGTGCCTCACCACTATCTACCATACTGGACTCAGCTAAGGCCAGCGCAGCCTTTTTTACTTCCTCATACTCAGCTATGGCCAAATTGGCCTCTTTGTACACAGCTATAGCGGTAGAGGCGTCCTCGTACTGGGCAAGGAGTTGAGCAAGTTCTACGGGAGTCTTCATGGAGCTTGTACCCCGTTCATTCGTTCCCGCACATCGCCGGGCGACAGTTCCATATTAAACTCCTTGTTGACCTCTAAGCGAATCGCCATAAACCCCATTCCTTGCGCTGCTAGTTCCTTTATCCGAACGTTTACGTCGCTGAGCTTTTGTTGCTCTTGCGCTGTCACTAGGGACTCTTCGCGCTCTTGTGCTCGCAGCGCCATTCTGACAATCTCCAATTGCTCTCTTGACAACTCACTGGAGAAGGTGTCAATCTCACTTTGTTTAGGCCGTTCGCCCGGCGCCGGCTCTTGCAAGTTAGCCGGCTCTCTCAGGTAACGCCGAATCTCAGCAAAGTTGCACTTAGGTATACGGGTGGGGAGTCGACGCTGTACTATGTGCTCTTGCGCCGATTCATCCCAGCGCAGTAAACCAAGCTGTTCCTTTTGCACCAGGGCCGCTGGAATAGGCGCATGTTCCCCAGGCACCAAGATCAGGGTAAGGATACTAAGCTCCTGCCACCGGTCGGCCCCTAACACATTGAATTTATTGGGTATAGGCCCGCCCGATGACCATGCGCTTTTGATGTGGGCAGTCGCTATTATTAGCCGTATGCCCTTTGCATATAAAGGCATACACAGTCGGGAAGTCACCATGAAGTTAACAGCCTGGCTAGCTCCACCAAAACGCCCGGCACTCACATTAGCCGCATTAAGGCCGAACTCCTTGGCGTACTTGGTGACGTTATTCTGAACTTCGATCTTCATTCCCGCTTCCAAGGGCGAGATATTGTCCAGTATAGCGACAGTAAACCGGCCATGTGGAACGGAATCTATAATATCCTGGGTGGAGGTGTAGAGCGATACCAAGTCAGGCTTACCGTTCTTTAAGGTGTCCCGGTAAACGCTGTGGTACTCACCTAGCCCTAATTGGTCGTTGATACCCTCTGCCTTCTCTTCATAGTCCAAGTAGAGGATATTGGTGGGCGCATCAGCTTGCGCGGCCAAGAAGCTCTTACCGATGCCACGATAGCCACTGATGAACATAACGCCGCGCATCTCGGAGGGGAGGATAGAGGTAGTCATTTTTGTAACTCCCCATAAGCTACTACCTTCTCTTTATCAGCCGATAGAGGCAAAACCCCACCGATAAGATCGGGGTTATAGACATAGATAAGGTGAGTACTGGGATTCTGCCAGAACTCGTATTCGTCCAGGAAGTCAAGGTTGACGCCTATAAGTTCCAAATTTTTAACCTGTACCAAGATAAATTCCTTGTCACTAGCAAGAAGGATGCATGGCCATGCATCATCAAACAAAAAAGGCTTAGACTTAGGCCACAATTGCACGGTAGCGCCCGCTTTGTCCTTCATAAACCTCTCAATGAACTTCTTTTGTACGACTCCAAGTGGTCGCCAAAAAGCCTCACCATTGCTTATCCAGTTGCCATCTATAAATAAACCGCGTTCAAACATGTTTTAAGCTCCTTGTTGTCTAATAACTAAAACGGTATAAGTTCATGTACGCTACTTCTAACCACATTCATCGCCTCACTATAAGCTACTTTAGGCGCTATCCCCTTCTTCAGCTTCTCTTCAAACAGCGCGTGGAACTGCTCTAGTGTTGCTTGTGCCCCCATGACAAAGTCGCCCTTTTGATCTATAGAGGAGATATTCATGGTTCCAAATGGCCTATCACCGTACAGTACCCGCCTTATCTGCTGATAGGTCTTGTCACCAATCATCGGCACCTTAAATACCCGCTTACCCTTTATATCACATGTACTGAGTACCATAAGGGCATTAAATAGGGTAACGGGCAATTGGTTGTCAGCAAGGTACTGGACAGTTGCCAGTGCCTTTTTGGGTCCGAAGTCAGGCAAACCACACGACAAGATAGACTCAACGCTGTCAGCAGGAGGCTCTGCTACAGTCTGCCAAAAGTCATCTTCATGCCAGTTATATGTACCCCTGGTAAGCACTACAAGGCTCTCTGTGGGCCTTTTGCTCCAACACTCTATCCACTCTCCAAGATGCTCAGAAGAGGGTATGGTAAGCCACGTAAGCCCCCTAGAGAGGCTATTTATCTGACACTGCAAATAGGTGCCGTACAGGATAGTAGAAGGTGGTTCATTGTAGCCCGCTATTGTCAACTTGCCGTTGGAGTCCCGGTACTGCCCTACTCCTAGTAAGATCATCCTGCCCGGTTGTATGCCTAGCTCCTGCCCACGAGCCGCGAACTTCTTCGCCTGGTCGTGGTTTACTACCAGATCATAGCCGCGCTTGATGTTGACAAAGATCGTGCCATGCTCTAAGTGCCACTTCGGGTTACTAACAGGATTTATAGGTAGCCGAGAAAGGCAGAAATCAGCCCCAGTTAAAGCCTCTAGCCCTTCGCACACTCTAGGGTTAAGAAAGGATAAATTATCAAGTTCATCGGGGTCACAAAATAGGATCATCATAATTTTCTTTCGGGAAGTTGGTACTAGCAAATTCGCCATGAAGTTTAATAGCCGCCTTATCATAAGCGATTGCCGCATCCACAGGATTAGTGAATTTGTAGCCCAACCAGTACCTTTTGTTATTTACATTTATATAAGCCCAATATCTGTTCCTGTAAAAACATACTCCCTTATATCCGACTTTATTATCTTGCCGGACTCTAGTATTGAGCCTATTTTTTGGATTACTAGCCAGTCGTAAATTGCACCGTCTGTTATCAGAGGGGTTTCCATTAATATGATCTACACACTCATTCTTATTGATAGGCCGACCTATCATTCGTTCCATTACTATTCTATGTAGATACTTTTGTCCACCTTTTGATGGATCATGTTTCTTCTGAGGATTATGATGAGCATATCCACCAGAATGTTTAGCCCATTTAAGTAAAGCTAGATCATTGTCTTCGGATGACAAGAGACCGGTTATTTTTGATCTACCATAATAAAACACTATTGATTCGTCCATGCCCGTTCCTTCCTATAAGAAAGTAAAAAAGCAGCCGGTGTCAGTCCCGGCTACCTTCTCTTTACTTCTTTTTACCGATAGCAGCCTTGATGGCTTCCGGGTTAAACGCTGCCTTAATGTCATCGTCTACCGGTATATCCAGCATCTTGGCGAACAACTCTGCTAAGTCAACGGGCTGATCGGAGTTAATGCGGCTCACCACTTTACCAGTGAGCTTGTTTACCAGGCTGGCTTCAATGGCCTTTGGTACAAACAGTGAAGTATTATAGCCAACTTCTTGGATGAACTCCTTCAGGTTTTTGTAGTTTGTCTGGAGGGTAGCAGGATCATCCGAAGCCCAGTCGCCACCGGGGAAGTTCAAGAGATCGAGGCCAGTACCATTAGAAGTACCTTTTCCAGCAAAGAAAACTTTTTCCGCAACCCGCAAAGCTTCCTGAGTAGGATAGGTTTCCCATTCATCGTAGTACGTAAATTCGTATACTTTAGAGCCATCTTTGGAAGGATTGCTAAAGCCAGCGCTAGTTTCCACCGCCTTAGCCCACATCATTTCCCCTTTATCCAGCTTAGCGCGTTCAGTGGGCAGCAGAACCTTAAGTGCTGGAAAAAGCTTTTCGCCAAGAACCTGATGATTCTTGTAAACTGGCTTTCCATTCTTTGGGTTGATTTCGGTAGTTTTCTCGCCTTCGCCCCAACTCTTAAAGTACCGAACTGATTGATACTCTGCGCCCTGCGAATTAGTTCTAAGGGCTACCAGGATGCAAAGATAATGGCCGGCGCTCGTTTTCCCAGGCGGAAAAGGAAACTCAAAAAGCCCTTCTTTTAAAGACTCCCGGTATTGGTACACGCCTGGAATGGTAAAGGAAGTCTTAGAAACTTCCTTAGCAAAAGGGTTAACAGGCACCCGATAGAGTTTCCAGCCCGCAAAAATAGTTGCACCGCCCCCCTCGCTGATTTCAGTCACAATCGGCTCATCCCAGTTGTCTAAACCTGGAATGAGATACAATTCGTTATCATTTACTTGTTCTGTCACTTTTAGAATCCTTTCGTAAAAAGAGGGTTAAAAAAAGGCCCCACCTGAGCCACCACTACCCCCGCTAAAGGGTTAGTAGAGTGAGCAGGGCCTATCTAAGTTTACTGGATAAATGTTAGGTAGTAGCCGCGTTTTAGGGGAGAGCGGCGCATTTTATACCTCCTTACTTATGGCTTAGTTGGTTAATGGTGGGTTCCCGGTTACACTCTCCGGGATTTGCCGTCCTAAGCGACAATGCATCTTTGATTCTATCTGCCCACAAGGAGCTTTTAGCGAGGCCATTATATATTAGTTGCGACTCACCTCAGGCTTGACTACCTCTTGCTAGGCCCGATATTCAAGCTGTACGGGCGAGACACCTCAGAGAACTACAGAGTCGCTATGTGGTATGTACCCCCACCAAGAGTCGAACTTGGAACTTCAGCTTATAAGGCTGATGCTTGGACCGTTAAGCTATGAGGGTTAAAGGGGGTTAGGATTCGCGCTTCATTGCGTCCCCCTCTCTGCCAAAAATTCGTCTAGCAATCTTCCAGGCCGCTCATCCAGCAACAGCGCCACCTTGATAAAGTCCTCTAGTCGCCACCTTGATCGCCCACTTTCTAACCGATGATACGTCGAACGGTTACCGAAACCTAGCTGAGTAGCAAAATACTGCTGAGAGAGACCCTTAGAGAGGCGCTTAAGCCGGATGAAAGCGCCGATGGTCACGCAGCGCTTCTTTCTGCCAAAATGTTGCTCATCTCTTTTTCGGAAATCGGCTCAACTTCCAGGTGAGTATCACTTACGGAAACAACACGGCCCACATACGGATATTTATTCCCACCTGAGCCTCCGGCAGCTTTGATAATGTCACCGGCCTGTAAGCCTTCAACTGAGTAGTATGTTTCCCGATGTTTGCCGTAACCAATGTAAACTTTCTCTTGCCAGATTGGATTACCGTTGTCATCAATAACGGCCAGATAGGGAGCATGGTACTTAGTATTGCAGTAAACTAGGTCGCCTGTGCTGATTACTTTCTTACCAGAAACTTTATCCAACTTAATTGTAGTCATCTTGAAAAGTCCTTTCTCTGTTGCGTTTCTAACAACAATCTTATTACTTTTCTAGGGCGGTGTCAAGGGTTATTATGCGAATTTTCAAACAGTTCAACGTATCCGAACTATCGCACTTTAGGTGGCCGGCCACCCTTTTTACCGTTGTTTCTGGCAGCCCTTCCTTTAGCTTCGGAGGTAGAACTACCCAGAGTAGCGCCAGCTTCTGTAACTTCTTCAAAGTCCTGAACCTCGTAAGGCTCATCCATTGGATAGCGGGTAAGCTCATCGTAGCCTACCTCGTACATATACCCATCAACCCCAATAATCTGGCGACTGAATTCGCTTTGTCGCCTATCAGCCTGGATAGTAGCGCCTTCGGTTTTGTGAGTGCTATAATGGTCGCCGTAGTAGGAGGCCAGAACAACCGCGAACTTAGCGCCTTTCGGGAACTTGATTTCACGATCATAATGCTGAGAGGCGATGTCGTGGATAGTTCCTGTACCGTTCATTTTCTGAGGAATAATTACTTTTTTCATTGTTGCTCCTTATTACTCCATAGTCGCCCATCCTCATCCTGCCTCACCCGTCCAGCCAGTCGCAAGGCTAAAATGTCACGGTGTACCTGAGCTTGGTGATCTGCCTGAATATCACGCCAGGCAGAGGGCCAGCGCTAGGGAGGGAGACGAAAGATAACGATAGAGATAAACATTACGAGGTTGCGAAGTAGGATCATTAGATTAGCTCATACTCGATGTTAGTTATCTGGTCGGTAATCCAAAGGAGTTCACTCTGCAAGGCTTCATTCTGACCCTTCAGGGTATCATATTCCTGAGCCAAGTGGCGGCAATTTTCCATATAGCTGGCCCGGTCGGAGTAAACCGACTCCAGACGTTGAAGTTCGGCATTGATAGCGGCCATTCGTTCACTGTTGATAGCTTGTTTTTTGATTACTTCTAGCTCTCGTTTTCTTAGTTGCTCTAACATTGCTTGACCTTTCTTGCCGGTTACAAGGCCACCGGCGGGGCGGCTATAAATTTAGTAGTCAGAATCGGGGCGTTCCATTTCTCGCTTAAAAGCTTCGTATCGCCCTTGCTCTTCCTGGGCCGCTTTTCCTTCAGGCGAGTTCTTCCAGGCTTCGGCGGCGGCTTTCCGGTTGGCTTTGTCGGTCTCGATTTCGATCTGGAGGGCCGTCCTGGGAGTGGCGGCGTCTGCCTCAGTCAGGGCCTCATTGATGAGGTCTAAGGTGGCCTGTCCGATAAAAGCATCGCCAACCCTGGCAACCGCGCCTTTGGCGGTTAGTTCTTTGTAGTTGTTGTACAGCTTGGGATTTATGGCGCTGACCTTATCGCCTCTCATAACTTCTTTGCCGCTCTTATCGCGTAAAACGATGCGGGTCTCATCTATCAGGTGGGTTTTGGTTGAGCCGGTGTCCCAACCATCGGAGGTGAGTTTTTCTTCCCAAGTGCCGCGCTCAACGGTGACTTCAACAATGCTTCCAGTTTGGGCCTTGCGGGTAGCGGTGTGTTTATTGGTGTTTTTCATTGGGTTCTCCTTAACAAACTAATTGATTAACTTTATACCCTTATTATAACCCAACGTTGGGTTTTTGTCAACCCTTTTCTTACACGACTTTGTAGTCAGATTAGTATGCGAAGCTTACTCATTTCTAGCATCTCTTTTCATCGTCCTATTATTAAACCTTTAATAAACTTATTGACAACCCGCACAACTTATGATAGTATTATTAACAGTATATAATAGAACGTAGGAGCTAGTAAATGACACACAAAAGAATAACTTACGGTGAGAAGGCGGGTATTATGGTGGCTGAAGTTCAAGACGGACTAAAGCCAGGACCTATGACTTTTGCTGCTAAGATCAGGTATTACAGGAACTTAACTCCCTCAACTATGAGACGGCTTGCCCGCCTTTGTAATGACAGGCGATATATTCCTGGAGCAACAAGTTGGGGTATTAGTGTCCAGCGACGACTAGGGAATAACAAATGACACAAAGACTCTGGACAATTGGCGCAACCCTTCTCTTGATGGTGCTTTTCTTGCTAATGGGGTATGGGCTAGTATCCCTCCTGTACCTCTTAGGGGCGTTATAATGAACAAAACAGCGCTTTTAGTTGCCGCTCAGATGTTGGAATTGGCTGCTGATGAATTCAGCAACCATACCTCTAATGACTTCGAGCTACCCAATACACCGGAGAATCTAGAATTTGTTAAAGCAATGGACAAGGCTGTAGGTGATCCCGACTATCCCGATGAAGAGCCAAACTTAGATGGCTCTAAAATATACGTAATGGATTGGATGGTCATGCGATACTGCATTAAGTTACTCAAAGAAGAGGCCGCTAAATTATGAGAACTCAACCCGACATCCTTTTTACCATCAATGAGTTACAGAAGCTCAAAGAAGTGCTGCCCCCGCTCACCCTTTTAGATGAAGATGTTCACCAGGCTATTGATGCTCAGATCACTACATTAGAGCACAAGCTAAACGAGGCCGACATTTGGCACAATTGGCCCGCTGGCAATGAGGACGCCTTTAACCGGGACCGCGCTTTTTTAGCGCTCCATTGGCTGCAAGATGAAGAGTCCCCTAATCCGATAGTTGGTTGGCTAAAAATGATGGGAGGTGAGCAGGTATGATCTTATTTTACGACGCGGGCTATAGTTACGTTAAGGCTCTATCTCAGGTCAATAAAAGGCTGTGCTTCCCCTCAGTTGTTGGTGAAGTCTCTGCTTACGAATTAGACCTATTCTCCAACGGTACACAGCAAATAGAGGTTGCCAACCACTCTTATTTAGTGGGCGACTCCGCCCTCCGACAAAGTATGCTCACAATTGACATGCAAAACAGCGACTGGATACTCAGCCCCCAATGGCGCGCTCTCCTGCTATACGCCATCTCGGAGACGACTAAGGCCAGCAAGATCGAAGTTGAGATAGTTACTGGCTTACCCTTTAGCGACTACCTTAACAAGGAGTTGCGCCAACAGTTCCGGGAGTCCCTGCTAGGCTTCCACATTATTCAGCGGCCCGACCAACCTCGTCAGCGCATTACCATTACTGAGATGCGGATATTAACGCAGAACTTCGGCCCCATCTTCCGTTACCTCTCCCTCGATCAAGACGCAATGGTTGGCGTGCTTAATATCGGCTCACACACGGTTGAGATGGCTACCGTACAATTGAGCAAAGGTGGCCGGCCTGAAGCTATTAGGACACAGTGTACTTCAGACAACAGAGGTACCCGCACTACCTTACCCCTGCTTCACAACCTCCTTAACAAGAGCAAGCCCGGAGTCCGCTACAGTGACTATGAGATCGACAGAGGCTTGCAAGTTGGACAAATCGCCGGTGTTAAGCTTGATCTAGGCAACTTCGCACAGAGTATACAGGCCCTGGTAGATAAAAATTGGAGTAGCTATCAAGTTGTACCCCTTAACAAACTGACGCATTTTATCGTTAGCGGTGGGGGAGCCTCCCTGGTGGGCAAGAAGCTAAGGATAGACGACCCGGAGGTTATAGTAGGCGATCAATGGGACGTGGTACTTGGATATCTAGCGGCTCGGAAGGTGATGAAGTGAACGCACTATTTACACTTATTCTAGCTCTCATTGTAGCACTCGGAGGTTTGGCTGTAGTTTGGTATTTTGACTTCCCCCCACACTATTCTTACCTTGCTGGGATGATGGCTGCTGTTTTTGTTTACGAGATAAGGGAGGCGATGAGGTGAAGGAACTTCTAGCCCAGTGGGCTATTTTGGAACCTACCCTGTGCAAACGAGAGACGCGTCCTAACCAGGACTGGCATGAAGAATTTGAGAATTACTACATCAAAACCGGAACAGGTTGGCAGGTAGTACACATTGATTGCACAGGAGCTTACGCCAGTATAGTTAATGTAGAGGGACTAGCAAGAATCCAATGGGTCACACAGCAGGCTATTATTCAGCGCCAATGGTTCCTGGAGATTCACTACACCCCTGAATCTGGCTATGAGGCTATTGTTATTATTCCATCAAGATGCAGAGCTACGGGCTATAGTAATAGCAATATGGCTGAGGCTCTTTTAGATGCTTATCTGGAGGTACTAGGAGAATGAGCGAAGATATTAAATGGTTCATCATCTTCTTAGTAGCGCTCTGTATAATAGCCGTTACGCTTATCCTCTCTATCTTATACTACAATGTCACCCGTATATACACTTCAATTGACGTAAACGGTACTCAGCAAGCTTATCCGGTTGACGGTAGGTGCGTACTGTATACACACGGAGATCACTTCAAGAGGTTCCTCCTATTCCAGCGTTACGGAGGCTATCAGCTAGATACCAGATACTTCAAGGTTAACATTGAGCTAAAACTCAGAGGCTTTGACTTGCACTATAAGTGGTGGCAGCTTAGAACCTGGCTGTACTCCCTTATTGGGCTTAAGCCTAATATCGTGGGATCATGGCGACAGCTTGAAGCAGTAGATACCTATTTTGAGTGGGAAGATGACGATGAGTGAAGAACAAAACGGCAAACCTAAACACCATATATACTCCTTCGCTGTCGCCAATCATCACCCTAAGCTTGTGCAATATCTCAACGATGAACGGGCTAAAGGACGCGGTGCCTTATCTGATCTCATCCGCACCGCCTTAGTTGCCTACATGGAGCAACGCCCGCCAAAGTGGTTTGAAGAGTGGGCTAAAATGATGCCACAAGTCGCGCAGCAGGTAGAGGAAGAGATAGAAGAGGACTATTTAGGAGGCTTATTCGATGAATGATACTGCATTAATAGCAGAACTCTGCCCATTTTGCAATGGCACAGGCAAGCATGAACTCTGTCATGGTGAGGGCTGCTTTTGGTGTAACGGTACGGGAGACTGCGAACTCTGTCATGGTTCGGGCGAGATAGACATGCCACTCTTTGACGAGGATGGATCATGACCTTCGCCATAACCCGCCCCCGCCTCTACATCCTCGTTATTAAGGATGAGCAGGGACATATTGAGCAACTACTACAGCTTTTAGTGTCTATTATGCTGTTCATCTGGCTGCATCGCTATGTATTTTTGCGAGGGGTTGAGATAGTGGGTAAAATAGGTGACATCCTGGGGGGGATCAAAGAAGCTTATCTGTCACTATTTGCCATATTGTTGGAGCCGGCCCAATTCGTGGTCGGCGTAGGTTAACCGGGGACAAGGGCAAGTTCCTATAGTACCAGGGGGATACACAAATGATCTTTGGGGGTTACAATGACTTTATTATTATCTTGTCTGTTATTCTTTACCTTGTCCTTTTTGATGGCACTAGCGGTTTACAACTTGCCAGTGTGGTGCCAGAGTTGGACGCTTACCTCGGTGTGGGGAATTGCATGGGTGGGCCTGTGGACTGCCTTAGTATACCCAGAGAGCCGACCCTATATCCAGTTTATGGCCCTGATTTTTCTAAGTGCATTCCCTGGCATGCTATGGCTTGAGTTCAGGCAGCGCTGGGACAGAGTGTGGTACTGGGAGCGGGAAGGGCTGCCAGAAGAAATGCACGGGCATGTGCTGTACTGGGAAGATAAGATTGACAGGTGGGTTGAGTGGTGGCTCAGCAAGAGAATCGAGAAGATGCAGAAGGAAGCGGTTAAGGAAGCGGAGAGAATCGCGGAGAGGGAGTGTAGGAAGTGATCTTAAAGGCAATCGAGACAGTCTACAAAGGCTATAAATTCAGAAGCCGATTGGAAGCCAGATGGGCTGTATTCTTTGATGCACTTGGAATTGAATATCAATATGAACATGAAGGATTCGACTTAGGTAAGGCAGGTTGGTACTTGCCTGATTTCTTTATTGTAGATTTATCGGGTAAAAGATGGTATCTTGAAGTAAAACCAGCCTTTAACTTAATCGCTAGCGAAGATCAAATAAAAATTGATACCTTTCAAAAACTGGCTGAGGTTCAAAACATTGGTTTTATTCTTTTGGTTGGAACGCCTAATTTCCCCTACGGCAAAGAAAATGAAGGAAGCGACTCAATCTGGAAACTAATAGATCAAGACATATTGCATGATTTCTCTCGTCACACGAGAGGACAAATAGAAATAGTAGAAGCTGTACGGGCTGCAAGACAAGCCAGATTCTAGGTGATACAATGGCCTTTTCAACTAAGCTTTGGATTCTCCTCTCTCTTGCCCTTCTCACCACTATAGCCATTATCCTTCTGCGTCTATCCGCTTCCACCCTACACTTAATCGCCCTCACCCTACTAACTCTTCTCGTAGTCACTTTTTTAGCAGTTGCGCTTTTTTACCTTCTGCTAGGCCGCGAATACTATCTTACTACCCAAGCTAACCGTCATAAAGCTCAAAGAGAGGCCGGCCTAGCTTTTCACTCTACTCCGCTAGGTGATTACATCTACCGTTCAAAAGCAGTCGCCAAAGATAGCGAGATCATTCCCGGCCATCTTTTGTCAGCGCCCTACAATGGTGCTCCTTCAGCACCTACTGCCCAGGATGAGCAAAAATGGCTCTTTTATACTACTAGAAATTCACCGAAGTTAATAGAGGGACAATCTACACCCTTACTACCTGTTACCCAGGAACTACCCCCACTTTTACCTATCTTACTAAAGACTCAGCGTCTAATCGTTGGTGGGGGTTCTGATTCTGGAAAAAGTACCTTAGCCAAGCATCTTATAGCTGGACGTACTCAGGACTCCCAAATTATTCCTATTGATCCGCACTCACCCTCTAAATTGTTAGGTATAGACGTAATTGGTGCAGGCCGCAATTGGCAAGCTATTGGACAGGCGTTAGAATCCCTAGAACTACTCATGCACGATAGATACAGCGACGTGGCCGCCGGGTTAATGGGTTACTTCCAGCATGATAAAATCAGTATTTTCATAGATGAGTGGACTTCCATTGTCGAAGAAGTACCCGACGCTGGCAAGAGGCTTAAAACCCTGTTAACCGAGAGTCGCAAGGTTAACATGTTCCTTACTCTTTTAACTCATGCCACTACTTTAGACGGGCTAGGCTTACCTTCAGCACAACTTAAAAAGTCAGCGCTTATAGTGGAGCTAGTGGGGGGTAACGGTGAACAACCTTACAGGGCCTTTGTACACCCTCAAACTTCTATAGGTGTAGATGGTAAAAAGGCCAAACCTACTGAGTACCAATTACCCGGTCCATTCAGTGGATATCCTGATTCCCAGGATATTTTACCTGTTCTGCCTTCTCCACAACTTATTAAGCTTCAGCGAATGGCTAATGAAGGCATGAGCCGTCGAGCTATGATAAAGGTACTCTACCCAGAGATAGATAATCCTGGCAAGCGCCATTACGCGTTAGTTGATGAGCTTTTAAGTGGCGTTAATGGGGCAAATAAGGGGGATGAGGGTTAGTCAAGGGTTAGTCGCTGAGGTAACTGTAAAATATTGGCGACTAATGGCTGACTAACGTTTAACTAATGTTTGAGAGGGTTGTGACTAACTCAAAAAGGACTAAAAGTGTGTACAAAGCCATCTACCTTGATCCTCCTTGGCGCTTCCAAAACTGGAGCATCGGGGAACTCTCCAAAAGAGGTGAGAAGTGGGCGCGTCGTAATGGACGCTCGCCTTACCCTGTAATGTCCTCTGATGATCTTAAAAAGTTACCGATAGGTGAGCTAGGTTGCAAGGATTCCCTCATGTTCATGTGGGCTACTTATCCTAAACTTAATGAAGCACTAGAGCTTATGTCTATTTACGGCTACAGGTTCACTACAGTAGCTTTTACCTGGATCAAGTTGAATCCATCGGGAATTGGCTGGCATTTTGGACTTGGCTACTACACACATGGGAACCCTGAGATCGTCTTATTGGGCAAAAGGGGGAACGGTGTCAAAAGAGTTGACAAGGGGATACCCAACCTTATTACATGGCCTAGAGGCGAACACTCGGTTAAGCCCTCTATTGTCGGAGAAGCCATTATTAAGTTGTTGGGGGAGGATATCTCTAAATGCGAGTTGTTCGCCCGTAAAGAAGTAAAGGGCTGGGACTGTTGGGGCAATGAGGTTCCTTACAACGATAAATTTGGGGCTTTGAATGACTACCTAGCCCCGCCTTACACCGCTGTTGTAGATGAGGATGAGTACCAGGGCTTGCCTGTCATGGATACAATAGGGAGCGAACTGGGACAAATGCGGCTTATTTAGCTCAGCTTCCTAATAACAAACCGCCATGCCCTCAGTTCCTTGTCCTGCTCCTGTAACATCCTGTCCATTATTTGCGCCAGTCCCTTCACTACACCCCGTAGTTGTACCAATGTAGCACCCCCATCTATAACACCTATGCCTGTTGTTATGTCGGCTCGTGCAGTTACGATCCATGCTAGTTCATTGGTGATCTGGCTCTTCAGGGCATCCATGTCCAACTTCTCTAAAATATCCGGGTTGTTAAGGGGGTCATGGGCTGCAATGACACTAAGGGCCAATGTCTCATGCGCTGCAAGAACTTCAGCATAACCCTCACTAACACTAAAAACAGTGACTCCAGCCGCTTGCAATTCCCTGGTCAACCACCTGATGTTAACTACCTTATTGATAATGATCTTTATCATCCCTTAAATGTCATCCTCACCCGCGCTAAGATAAAGTCCGGCGATGTGGCTGCTCCTGTCTCCAGAAGCTGGAACAAATTATACCCCGTATTGCTAGGATACCTCATCAAAAAGTCCGCGATGTGCCTAAATTGCCCTACATCGCTCATTCTAGTTGTTAAGGTGTTGACCCCGGTATCATTTAGCCCCATGCCCGTTATAACTGCTCCGTCCCCGGCGTCGAAGTTGATCTCTGCCACTAAGCTAACGGTGTAACTATCCTCGACGACTCCAATAACACAGTCTATCCTATTGGTGTTTACATTCCTGTATACTCTTGTAGTAGCTGAAGTATAGGTATGGTTGGTAATATCCGACAATTCAGCCTGGATAATTGTACGGTTGTGATAGTTCCATAAAAAGCGCCTGGTAGTCGAGAACTCAGTTTGCCCGCTGGTATCAGTTGTTAGTCCGGTGCCCAAATAGCGCCGGGTCGCATCCCCGCTTTTAACGTATATCCCGTTTTGGAGGGTGAGCAAAGTCGCACGAGTTGCATTTAGCTTGTACCATATGCCACCCCCAGTATAAGCCCCGTTACCGGTTGAACCCGCTAGCTCAAACGTATTCGTCGTTATGTTGGTCAGTGACCATATACCATTAGCCGCTGTATTCCCGCCTACGCCTGCTACCCCTACCACGTCATTATTGCTCAGCCCATGTGCCGCACTTGTGACCACAATAGGCGTTGCGTTGGTTGTCCCGGTGATATTACCCGTTGACAAGTTCCAATTAACAGTCTCAAGAGCCAACACTCCACCATTATTGTACCCAAAGATGTCAAAGTGCCGGTAAATAGTAGAGGGAACAGCTACACTGACTTCAGTGAAGGGTATAGGTCGCCAAATTGAACCATCATAAAGCGCGACTGTGCCACCCAAGTAAGGCGTATAATAAATGGTAGTAGCAGCGGTTACACTTGAAGTCATAACAGCGGTGCCGGTAACGAGTGTTAGGCGACCGGCTGAGGGCAAAGCTTTAGGAGTAGCAGCTAAAGTCGCCGGTGAGACAATTTTAGCCGTATTCACCCCCGCATCTACCTCAGCCTGGCTAGCGTAAGGCAATGGCCCCCAGGCAGGTGTGCCGGCATTGCTCCCTAAGAATGAGCCGGTGACAATTGGTAGGCGAGTCCACTTAGGGGTAGCATTACCATACAGCAGATCACCTGATACCACGTTAGCGGTTAGGGTATCTGAGTGGAACTGCGAGAGAATGTTGTGAGGCCCCATCGAACCCGTGTAAATGAGGGTATTGTTCCATAGGCGTCGCGCATCTCTTACATCCCGCTCCGTGATCGCTGCCTGCCCACCATACAACCGCACATAAGCCGATGGATATACCCCACGAGGCCATGCGGGCCTATCTGGCTCTAAGGCATCTGTATAAATGGTGGTAGAACCTGTTACCACCCCCAGAGTGTTGGTAAGCGGGTTAAGGTAAACGCCCATGTACCGCATAGTCCCAGTCGCAGGCGTAGCAGGCTGAAGGCTAAAAGGGGGTACTCCTAGCCAGTTGTAGTTAGTTCCTGTCTGGCCATCGTATTCGTAGGAGGTGACAATAACCGATGAGGAGCCGCTACCTGCTGCCTGCGTTCTCATGGGGGTCATGGCCCGCAGATAAACGTTAACAGAATCGCTACCAGGGGTAAAATTAGGCCATTCGTGAGTAGGCGCATGAGCCTGAATAGAGGCGACGGAGTCGCCCCATCCTGTTTGAGCGTAAGCTGCCCAATCGGTTGCTACTACCTGAATTAGTCCCGGAATCCAAGGTAGCTCTCCGACCAGCACGGGCCAACCATCAACGGGTTGTGAGACCTCCTTGTTGAACACTTCAAAGGTCTCAGTAGAGGCGCGACTGAACCTGACATAGTTGTAGTCAGGTCTGTCGGGAACTAGGACGTTACCGCGCCCATCGCCCAGTAGGCCCCTGATATATTCAGGGCGCGGATAAAACCGGTTAAAAAGAAGTTCTTTTAGGATTCCAACTAATTCGCTGTAATTGCTCATAAGAACTTAATAGAGCTTACGCTTGTACCAGATGGCACAATTCCACTAATATTCGACCACTCCCCGGTGTAAGGATACTGCCCATATACCACCGCTGGCCCTGCCTCTCCATTCGTTCCCAGCACTACTAAGCCGCTCTTAGCTGCAATAGCCATTCCTCCCGGTCTCACCCCACATATCGGCAAATTAGAGGTAAAAACAGGAACCTCTGTGCCATAATAAAACTTAGCTTGACAGGTTGAGCCAGCGGTCCAAATATCTACACTGTTAGCAGTCGCTGAGGTTGAGAGCAAGTAAAGTGTATTGTTGAGAACAAAGAAGTCAATGACATTTAAGGTATCCGAGATGGACCCATCGGCCACAAAGGTATCGGTCACAGAATCCCAGGTGTAAATATCATTGCCGGTGCCTAGCGTGTCATCAGGAACCGCAACCATGATAGCGCCGCTACCCAGGTCTTTGAACACAATATTAGACTTACCACTGACAAGACTTGTTTCCAGATTCCCCGCTGCTACTAAGTTAACGCCCCAGTCCGTACTATATTTAAGCTCCCAGTTGCCGCTACCTCCATCTAATACGGTTAAAAATGACTTCCCATCGGCGTACCCGATAAGGCGCTTATCTCCTATGTCACTGGCCGACAAATTGGTAAAGTTAGGGCTACCCCGTTGTACTACCCGGTAAGTGTCCGCACTCACTCGGTTGAGGGTTATTAAGGGGTCCGTATAGCCTTTACTCAGCCCCACTAGCTGAGGTTGGGGATTCTCGTACCCACCTGCTGGGACTTCTACTACACCGTAAGCTGCGCTGGTATTGCGGTATAACATCCTCATGGAAGTCTGGCCGGCTGTAACAGGCTGCCGGCAAGAGATGAACATGTAAGTAGAGTCACAATCCATTATAAAATAGCGGCCTTCGCCATTTGTTGGTGAAGCGTCAGCCAAGTGTGGATAAGGGAACACAGCATCCTCATCTTCTAGTACATCATCCTGACTCCAACTTGTGCCGCTCCCAGTGTAAACATACATCTCATCAGGTTCACCGCCATTGCTGTAAGAGATCCCCGCAAAAAGCTGACTGTTAAAAATGCAGAAGTCTACCGCTTCAGGAGTAAGGCCACCAATGGGGCTATTAGGGAATGTAGTAGTAGTTGAGATCGCTGTTGCTGTGACTCCATCCCATTTGTAAAATACTCCCCTGGCCACAAAGTAAACATTGCTACCAAGGGTAAGGGCGCGAACCGACCGAGCCTGCCCGGTAGCCGGTGGAGATATAGTAGTAACAAGAGTCCATGTCCTAGCCATTTAGGACTCCTCCGGTTGGCGAACTGCCCATACCGAGCGCCAGCCGTTTTGGTCGGCTTCACCTGCTCCCATTGCCCCGCAATGGTCGTCTCCCCAGTCGCTTACTATTATGTCAAAGCTAGAGGCAGCGTTGAGACTCTTCATAATGGCTACAGTACCTACTAGCCCTACTGGGTTAGTTAACCTCCCATAGATGTAGAGCGCGTTTTTATTGCCAAACGGAGCGCCCGGATAAGCCACGAATTCTTTAGTTAGCACCTGGGCTGAGGTTGTACCTGTCATTAAAGTGGTGGTAGAAGAGAGCGTTAGCCCTGTTCCCGTTACCCCATACTTCCTTAGAGATATATTGCCGTTGCCTTCCCACAAGGTTAACCATAAGATACTACTATCCTGGGTATCTATGCTCATCCTCAACGGTAGCGCCTGAGAAGTCCCCGTAAGCGCATAAGGCGTAAAATTAAAGCCATCGTCAGCCGTGCGATATATCCACCCCCGATAGTTCCCGCTGTCTACTACTTGGAGCATGACATAAAAGGTGTCTTGCCTGAAGTAGTCGCCAAGTACCTGCTTAACCAGTGTGCCGGTAAAGGAAGGGGTAGCGCCATCACCCCAACTGTTGGGAGGCGCATCCATGTATACTGTGTGATCGCTCCAGTTTTTACCGCTGTCTTTACTATGAGCTAAAAAGTTAGGGCCACACCCCCACAAGATAATGTTCTCTATACTGTTGCCCTGTTTGAAGTTGCTCCAAGGATCTTTTATCATATCCTGGAAGTTTAAGGTAGTCAGCCCCTTGACTCGTCGCTCCCACTGGCCCCCACTTTTGCCCAGGTAAAAGCTACTGCCCTCATTCGCTAAGGCAAGAGCATTGAGGGACTCCTCTGGTACGCCTTCATCGGGTTCATCCGGTGGGTCATCTTGTGATCTTTGCTGCGCTGGTGGGCCACATGGCAGATCAACTGTAACCCCCGGTGGGCCAGTCGTCTCAGGCTCAAAGCTCACATCGTATTCTATGATGCCGGAATCGTGATCGTAGCGCCGGCTCACCCTTCTGGGGATAAGATCAATGGTAAGGGCCAGCCCCCGGTTGTTATCATTAGCCTCGATGATAGTAGGGAATAGTTCTTGTGGAGCAATGGTAAAAGAGCCATCGTTGATAAAGCGCATCATAAACGCGCTGTACTTGGGAACCGCTTTAGCTAGGGCTAGACCGCAGCGGGTATTTAAGTCACTTTGAGAGGTTAATATAAGCCTGTCATAGTTTAGTTCGCGTCCAAAGGGTTTAGGAGCATTGCCTGGGGCTTCACTAAAGGAGGGGCAAACGTCCACCAACTCACCCCCCAAGTATAACACTCCTGACATTTTAACCGTGTTAGTAGGCTGAGAGTAGGCCATCCGCTCCTCAATAGAGAGGTCATCTACCCACAAACCTTTGTGTAAGGTTTTGCGCGTAGTAACCCCGGCCCGTTCAGAAGTCAGCATCAAATTGTAGTCTATCTCATGATACACAACCCCTTGATGGTTAACTACTACCCGGCCCCATAGAGAACTCATTAGCTCATTATTAAGCTGGCTAAAGAGGTCGCCCGGTCCAAAGTCCTGCCTCCAGATAAGGCCCGCATACTCACACGGTTGAATAGGAGCCATTAGAGAGAGGGTAGAATAGTAGTGCCACAGATAAGATGCTGCCCTATCTGCTGTGAGGTTAGCTGCTTGAGTCCAGTCCAATGGGGTAGCCTTTGTGGTTAGGGATACCGGGAATACTGTCAGGTTCTTCATCAGGGAGTCAATAGTAGCAGCCGTAAAAGACACATCACCTGTAAGGGGATTTTGGCGCACACTATCGCCTATGATGTACCCGACGAAGTGTACATTGTCTCTAAAGGGCCAATAAGAGGTGGGCGTAACCTGTCCCGGCGAAGTTGGCCTACTCGCCATTATCACTAAGCACTCATTGGGGAAGTCACTTATACTGGCATTGCCATGTACCACAAAGGAGCAAGAGCCGCCCCCTTGCTCACTGTCAAAGTTGTCGTTGAATTCATCGAATTGGGTATAGGCTACTGTAGTCGGATCAGCGGTTGGAACAGCAAAAACCCAGGTGTAGTTAGTAGCTGTTTTACCGTTACTATCTGTTACTTTGAGGTAAACTAGCTTTTGACCGGGCGAGGTCCAGGTAAATGTAACTGGTGAGGCTTCTGTTCCCTGACTACTACTGCTACCTTCCACACTTCCTGGTGCCGTCCACAAATAACTAGATATACTGGCTGAGGGTGAGAGCGTAAAAGAGCGATCCCCTACGAATTTAGCTTGTGCTGTTGCCCCGTTGTACTCCACCACAGCCGGTGGAGGCGCAACCGCTACAGGCTTCCACAACCGTGTTTGATCGGTATAGGGTATATCATAGTCAATATAAATGGTAGCGGACTCCCCCGCTAACAATACCCTGGGATAAATAGGCCACAGTCTAAATTGTGCCTTAATACTCACATCGTCATTGTTAACAACATAAGGCGTAATATCATCGTTCTCGCCCACACTAATAGTAAAAGTTCCGGTAGTACCTGGAGTCCAGCTTCGCAACCGCGCTGTTTTTTGGTCATCATTGTCAAAAAAAACTGTCATCCCCGGCAAGGGAGCGCCGAATGAGCCAGTTACCCCACCATCACCTGTTAAGGTCATGTAAGGGTCCGTAGGGGTAGCGTTAAGTTGGCCGGTGAACACGGTAGGCAGCTTCTCCGTCACAAGATAAAAAGAGAGGGGAGATGCCAACGCCGGGGGAATATAGTCAATAGTCAGAATGGTGGCAAAAGTAGCAAAGCCCGTAACGCCAAAATTCACCCCCGTTTTACCCCTCAGCAGGATCATTAAAGCACTGCTCATCCAACCTGGCTGGCTAATGACTTCTTGCACAATAGAGGCCAAGTTAGGCGAGTTCTTTAGCCCCGCCCCTATACTTGTCTCTGCCCAGGAGACGCTATTACCTGTCCTGGCCCTATCACTAAGGTTGTTAGTTACCTCACTTATAGTAAGAGCACCAGGACTCTTCTCCGCAAAAATATCAAAGTTGGGATCATCTCGTGTAGCTGAGGTAACATTGAGAGTCAGATAAGCCATTAAGATGGTGGAACCCGGTGGAGGAAGTAGTGTATCCTGGAAGCGGAAGGCCATCCAGTCATTAGCTGCTGTAACTTGGATCAAGGAAGAGATAGAGACAGTACCGCCAACTTGACGGCCATCATCTGAGGTTTGGTTGACGTAACAGGCGAGAGTGGTCATCTATTTATGCTCAATGGCTAAACTGTTCCCGTCGCATACAAATTCACCCGTAAGGTCACCCTAAGAGAATCATACCACGAGTCCCGCTCCACTTCCCCCAACGTATAGCTAACGTCCTCTATAGCCACTCCTGTAAAGCCCACTAAAGCCCCTGTAATAGGATGTGGCAAAATGGCGTTATATAGCCCTCCCGCAATATATCTGGACTCAAAGTAGCTCATGTCCGAGCGTGGACCCGGCCCCCATCCAAAGTCCCATTGGAAGAAGGCTGCGAATATTGGAGCACCGGCCCCACTTGTCGCCAGCCTGTTGAGGCGAGGAGTTTTAGTAAGTGGGTTGGAAGGCCACAGAGACATGGTAGAACTACCGATAGCACTTAATTGATATGAGCCGCTCATGGTATCCTTTTTTCAAACCGTATCCCATGATCGCCTGAATAAGGCTTCTTGTGGTCATTCTCCCCTGTCCAAATTTCCATGGGAATAGAGTCCTTTTCTGGAAAGGCTTTACAAGTACGTCCTTGTTCTTTAAGGTGCTTGCAAAAAGTACAAATTGGACTATAAACGGGTATATTATGGCCTTTATCTATAGTTATTGGCATTACAGTTCCTCCCTACTATATTCAAAGCCAATTCTTTTAGAAGCTTCCGTCCAAACCTCATGCCAGTGGTCAGCCTCTGCTTGCTGAATAGTCATTTTGCCTGTGTTGATTTCTCTCAAGAACTTCTGTTTTACCATGCTATCAAGGGCACCAATCTGGCTTTTTACCCTAATTGGGTCAAGTTCTTTACCTAGGCTTGGCTTTAGAGAGTGTGTCCACTTTTTGCCTACTGCTCTTATTTCTGACGCACCACTTAAAACAAGTACATAGCCATCCTCTGGCGAAAATGAGTTATCACTTGGATGGTTATGAGTTATTGATGCCCCCCTCATCAATTTTACTTCTGAGTCAGTAAATGGTACATAGTCCTTGCTACCATCTTTTCTAAGCAAAATGCTGCCCTTACTGTCTACAATAGCCGCTGTTTCATAGCTTTGATTCCTGATGTCTTTCTCTATTGATCTCAGGGTTTCTAATTGACTTCCCCCTGTTTGCTTCTTCTGTTGTTTTTTATCAGCTTGCCCCAGTCGCTTCCTAGCCCTATTTTTGTACTTCTCCCTCTCTGTCTTGTCATCTTTTAGTCGCCTCAAGCTCTCTTTAGTTGTGCCATATCCCCCAAAACGATTCCCATGTGTCTTTTGGTTGTGGCTTCCATGCCGCTCCACTAATGCAAAAGCTCTCTCAACAACAGCGGGAATCTGGCTGAGAATTTGCGCTAATTCTTCCTCAAAAGTCATCGCCTTTTAGCCCTTATTCCTGCTTCACCAAATGCTTTTACCATCATCGAAGCCATTGCTTCTATCTCCTGCCCACCAACCCCCGGTGGAGCGCTACCGCTTATCTTTACTTCCAATATCTTGGGGCTATTGTCAAAATTAGAGGCCATCATATCCCCTTGCTGTTGCATCCACTGGGAGGTTTGGTCGGGTGGTATCACTAATTCACCAGCATGAGCGATAATAAGGCGCTTCTGCCCTGGTTGGCCGGGCACAATACCACCCTGAGCAAAAGCGGGTATACCTGAGCCACCCCCGCTACCCGCTGGCGTAAACTCCCCACCTCCAGGCCCACTACCCGGTAAATTAGCGTTGAAGTTCGCTGTCGCTGCCATCTGCGCCTGTTGACGTTGACGATAGCCTTCCATCACCTGATCCATTCGCCCGCCTACGCCATAGTACTGGTTAAGTGTCTCCAAAATGGCTTGTGCGCCGGCCTCGGTGATCTCCTTCTCTTGCGCCAGTTGCTGGGCTACAGCCTCTAAGCGCTTTTGCAGGGCTGCATCTAAGGCCGCTTGGCGTTCGGCATAGTTAGCGTTCTCAGTTGCTAGTTGTTCGGCTAGACTCTCTTCTATTTGAGCACGTTTTTGGGCTTCGGACTCCGCTAGTTTGGCTAGTTGCTCTTCCTCAGAGGCTGCTATCTCCGCTCTCTTCTCCGCTTCAGTCTCAGCCAGTTTGGCTAGTTGCTCCTGCTGGCTAGCTTCGATCTCAGCCCGCTTCTCTGCCTCGTTCTCTTCAATGTCCTGCAGTTGCTTCTCTAGGGCTTCTTCGATCTCGCGCTTGCGCTTCTCCTCAGCTTCTCTAGCCTCTTCTATGCGGTCGCGTGCCTCTTCCCGACTGCGGCTCTGTTGGGTTCTAAAATCCTCTTCACGTTCGCGCTTCTCAGTTGTGTACTTGCGCCGCAGATCAACGATAGCCCGTGCATCACGGTTTTTAACAGCATCTTCCAAATTGAGGAGATAGTCTTGCTGAAGGCGCTGCATGTCCCGCTGGTGATCTTCAGTCTCGCGCCGTTCTTTGTCGCGTGCTTCTTCCTGGACTTCTGCTACTGAGTCTCGCGCTTCTTCCTCTACCGCTGCCAATTCGCTTTGAGCGTCGGCTATCGCGTCCGCTTTGGCTTCTGCTGTATCTCGCTCTAGTTTAGTGAGAGCCTTAGCGGTATCTTCCGCTATCTCTTCCCGACGTTCGGCCCCCTCTTCCTCTAAGTCAGCTAATCTATCTGCTGAATCCTTAACGATCTCAGCCCGTCTTTGGGCAGTATCTTCCTCCAAGTCGGCTATTTGCTCTTGATAGTCCTCAACGATATTAGTAACCCGTTCGCCGTGGTCTCGTTCGGCTTCCTCCTGTTCGGCCTGTACTTCCTTTTGAGCATCTAAAAAGTCCTGGGACAGCTTCTCAAAGCGATCTTGAGCCTTACTAAAGTCCTCTGGTTCCTCTGTTGGGGCTACCGCCGAATCAACTGCCTGCTTTGCTCCTCTTTGAAGCATATTAAAAGCATGATCCCCAGCAGTCTCAACATTTTTTAAGCGCTCTTCTACTCCCCCTAGCCATTCATACATATTAGAGCCGGTAAGTTCTTCAATTCCTTTATCTAGCTGGTTAAAAATATTAACTGCTCCAGTCAAAGGACTAAGTAAACCTATAAAACCCTTCCTTAATTCCTCCCCTACTACTCCCATGTCCCTTAGTCTATGGGTCATCCCTAATATACTGGGGTCAATGATCTCAAGAATCTGCTTTAATTTATTCAGAGTTTGGAGGATAGTAGCAGCTTCCTGAGTTACAGCTTGCAAAGTAGCGACTAACTCACTCAAGCTAGTGATTCTTACCCCTGTGATCTGCCCAATTGACCCGCCTATATTTTGAATTGAGATAGATAGATCATCGATCTGCTTAGAGTCCAGGTCTTTTAATTGCTCCAAAAACGGGGTTGTAACAGCTTGACGTAAGCTATCCAAGATAGAACCAAAAGCCTTAGATAAGCCAATAAGGGCTTGTTGTACCTCTGGGTCCTTAATAACATCATAAAACTCAATAGCATCTTCCCGCACCCCTTCAAATAGCTCTTCTCCCCCTTCTCTTAACAACATCTGCTGGAAGTCTGCTAAATTGGACATGACCCCTTGCAAGGTTTTAGAGAGCTTGTCCATTGCCCCGGTGAACTTAGTATCTATCATCTCAGCGTAGGCAGCCCATATCTCGCTACCTTTAGCGCCACTTTTTTGCATGTCCTCTAATTTAGTGCGAGCTTCACCGGATAGGATACCTAGTTCCTGTAAGCGGGCTGAGGCTTCCCCAAAAGGCCGGCCTGCCATCATTGAAGAATACAACCTACCAGTCCAGAACGACACTTCCTGGAATGAAGCGTTAACAGCCGCTGCGCTGTCTCCTACCCGACGTAGATTCTCCCCTGTTGCTAAAGCTGTATCGCCAAAGGTCTGCAGGAGCCTATTACCCTCAACTATCTCGTCAAGTTCAAAGGGAGTCGCTACGCCAAATTTGGCTAGCTCATCTATTCGCTTTTGGGCTTCGCTGGTGCTACCAAGGAGGGTAGTAAACTGTACAGTAAAGGTCTCAAACTGCTTATTAGTCTCAACCATCCCGCTGGCAATGGTCTTAAAGAAGTTGGTAACAGCTCCCACAGAGAAGGCCGCTGCAATAGTTACACCTACTCCAGTGATAACCTGCATGAACTTACCACTTAAGAAGGTAGTTAGTTGCTCCCAACCAGTTTGTTGCTTCTTAGGAATCTCGTTAGTCTCTTTAAGCTTACGCATGGCCTCAGCCACGGCCTTATCAACATCTCTAAGGTACTGTTGATAGTCCAATTCCAGGGTAACGGTTAGGCGTTCGATCTCGTTATCGCTAGCCATTGTTCACTATTCCTAACGCTGAAGCAGCTTGCCACAGTTCTTTGAGGTTGTTTACCCGGTCCAAAACAGGTAGAACTTCGATCAGTTCTTTAGCCGTGGCATTAACAGCTATCCATTCATGCGGAACATTTAGTAAAAGAGAATACGCGGTAACGATGTCACCGGGAGCGAATTGTAGTTCTTTACCCAGGTCTTTTAGGAGGGATTCTAACAGCACCCCATCATTGAGGGCTTGTTGTAGGTGGGGCCAATAGCGTCTAATGGAAGCGACATAGGGGGATAGTAAGAGAGTGAGGCGTAAGGCGTTCTCTAAAGTAAGTGGCTTTACTTCCAGAGTAACACCCCCTATTTTAGTGGTAAATGATCTCTTCCCCGGCCAAATTCTGGACACCATAGGGGAGCATGCTCCTAAGCATTTTGACAGGCTTAGGTAGCTCGTTGTTAACCATCCATGAGGGCTTTTGATATGGGACATACCTTGATGTTTTGCTATTGGAGTCATATTGATAGGCCAGTTCACTTAACCTATACCTCTCCTCAGATTCTTGATGTTCGCTGACTAGAATCTCTTGCAGATAGGCCGCTGCCTCTTCTGGGTACAAGTTAAAAATATGGTCACGAGTCCAGCCATATCGAGAGGCTAATTTGTGAATGACCCATGCCCAGTTGCGGCCTTCGTAGTCATAAGGCTCTGTCTCGCCTTTAGCAGGTTGTCCCTTCATGAAGGCTAAAGCCCACTGCCACCGGTTAAGCTCTCTCAGGAGGGTAAAGGCCCTTAGTATCTCAACTGGACTCGCCCTGCTTACATCTAACCCTAGCGCCTCAAAGTACCCCTGAATGGCCTGGGCCATCTCCACACTACCGGGCGCATTATCGAACCTATCAGCTAGCCTACCTGAAAGGAGGTGTAGTCCTAGCCGGGCGCGTTCTATTTTTACCGCACACCCAGCCAGGACTACTACCACACTCTGAGACTCTAAAGCCTCAAAGAACCCGTTCATTAGGTGATGCTGGACGGGTCAGCCCGGATGATCGTCGCAAAGTACTGATCTTGGGGCTTATCCTCGTCGGCAAAACACGACGCCTGGATAGTAAATGTTGCAGCGTTTCCATACACAAATGCCCACTGCCAGGCGTTGGTGAACTGGACTCTATGGCCGGTGAAGTTCAGATAATCGCCGGTAGTCTGGTCGTATATACTCGCGAAGTACGCGTAGTAATATTTAGAGTTGTCAATAATGCCGACGCCCACCTTCTCGGTTGCTCCAGGAGTTGTAGTCACCGGTCCCAAATTGAGAAGGTGCCGAACCGTCGCTAGCGGGAACGGAGTCTTAAGCGTGAACGTAATATTTAGCTGATCTCGCTTTTGAATGGCCGTTCTCACCCCGGTGGTATCACACCGGATCATGTTAATAGTGCGAACGTCGGCAATAGCGAAGTTCTCATAGCAGCCGACTTCATACACCGGGTTAGCTGTAGTGCCGCTTAACCCCCAGTAAAAATTGTTAGCGTCGGGCCGGTTGAGTAGGCCAACGGTAGCCCCTGCTGAGGTGAAGCGTTCTTGAATCCAAAAGGTGGGGGGTTGATCCAAATAAAGATTAGGCGGCGTTATAATATTGCCAACTGGCGAACCTGTTATTAATGCCAAGGTGATCCTCCTTAAACTAGCTCAAAATAATGTATCGCTATTGCAGGCGAACCACCGCAACAGCTTGTTTGTTGATAAGTTAGTGACAATAGATAGTCAATGTCTACCTGCATAACATCGTCCTTTACTTCACCGGGCTGGAAGTCGTAAGGTTGCCCCGATGGAGTCCGCTCTCCCAGGATAACTAACCGAGTGTGGAAGTTGCACCGTATTCCTTGCCCGTATAGGTCGTTTAAGTCGCGTGTTACCCAGCTTCTTTTGTGCAAAATAAAAACACCTTTGAGTCAGACACTCAAAGGTGTTCAATAAATTGGTAGCAGGCGCTCTGGGGCGCTCTATTTGCGGCTAGGTTGCGTAACCTCAGCCTCAGTTTTAGGCCATTTTACCACGGCCTTGCACCGGGTACATACTATCTCTATTATACACCCTAACCCTAAAAACTTAAAGAGCAAGTGCCCGCAAGAAGGGCATCGAACCTCACTCATGGCGTGCCCCCGTAGATGTTCATGCGGTAGAGGCCAACGGCCTGCCATACCCTCTCAGATACTCTCCGGGCCGCTATTGAGCCATCGCTAACAATTATGCCACTGTGGAAGCTACCACCCACGCTAGAGCCTGTTACTAGCACAGCCTGGGGAGTATGTCCCCCAGAGGCATCAAAGCCAAAAGCCCGGTTGACGTAGCCGGCCAACTGGTTAGCTTCTTGGCTGCTATCCTTCTCTGAGTAGGAGTAAACCGTAAAGGGAATAGTGGAGTAACAAGGGGGGTTGCCCTCTTCTATTTGGGTGCCTAGCTCAACACGCACATTTGGGTATAAAAAAGTTCCGCCCTGGAATTGGGACTCCCGTATCTCATCTTGTGCCCCGAATTGAGTAAGGTAGCCAACTAAAGCAGTATTGGCTTTAAGTTTGGCGACAAGGGCAGCCTGAATGAGGTTGTTGTCTATCACCCTTGCCCCACTATATCTAAATGAATGTACTCCACCATCTTATCCTTGTACTTAACTTTGCCCTTCGAATCATAGTAAGACACCCTGTCCTTCATCTTCTCAACCTTGCTCACCCTAAACTTAGTATCCCGTGCTAATAAAGTCTCATTCTCCTTAGCAAAAGTAGAGCCTAAAGAGCTAATATCCCCCGCTTTAGTTCCTCTAGGCGCATTTATAATATATAGGCGGGAGCCTTCGCTCCTCTGGAAGTTTTTAGCAACGTCTTTGTCCCTGGAAGTGGAGACGAAGCCCTTATCCGAGAATTCCAAGCCTTCAATGTTACCGGACTTCAAAGCTGCGTTAACCTGGGGTATCTCTGCTGCCCTGAATAGAGTCTCATTACTATGTAAAGTAGCGTCTTTTGTTAGCCTACTTTTAGATAGGGCTGAGTCTAAAGCGTCTACTGTATCCTGGTCCTTTTTGGATAATTTGCCATTACGCAAACCTGAGTTAAGGCGTTGATACTCAGAGCCAGCGTAGTCTCTTAAAGCACGATCTTCTTTTTTAGTTAGTCGCTGCTTCCAGGTTGATGGGTCGGTATTGGCATCTTGTTTTTGACTATCCCCGCCACTTGGCTTATTACTTTTGGGTTCTTCTTTTTTTGCGCTACCTCCCCCACTCTTACCCCCCTTAACAGCATCGCCTCTCTTGTGGCCTTTTGGTAAGACCTCACCCCCTGCCCCATAACGCCTACCATGAGGCTTCTGGCTAGCATGACCAGGATGACGCAATACCAGCGCGTCTAGTTGCGCCTTCTCTACTATGGATGGTATCTGACTAAGTACAGCTATAAGCTCTTGCTCTATAGTCATCGCCTCACCATTTTAGCCACTATCTTCTTACCCGCTAGTACAATAACCTCCTTGCGACTCATATCAAGCGCCGGCCTCAAATAAGCATGGGATGTACCGTGCTTCTCACCCTCTCTAAATTCTTCATCAGCAGCGTATTCAACATTACTCCCTACAGAGATAGCCATGCCTCTACTGGTCTTAAATGGGTTGCCCCGCTTAATGGAGTTCTTAAGGCGCATGGTAATAATGTGGACTCGGTCCCGTGCGCGTTCGGCTATTAGGTCACCGCTTAAGATCAGGCCTTCTTTAGCTCCTGATTCCATTCGGGCTTCCAGGCCCACCATTTTACCACTGCGCTTAACGCTCATTGCTGGCGTCGACTCCGTCTGATTCTACTCAGGGTTAGGTGCTGTTCACTCGCTCTGGTTCTTTTTGCTGGTTGTACTCCGATGATTCTGAATCTTAAACCATAATGCGGACTACTCGTCGGACACGTAACCTCCACTTCATCCCGCTCATAGATGGTTACACCGCATTTAACGGTAGCGTCATATAAAGCGGGGACTTCCAGCCCCTGCTCTAAGCTCATCTGAGAAGGCCGGCGTGAATAGATGGACATTAGGAGGTTGTTGGCAACGGGAGTCCCCGTAATAACTGCACCTCCAACGGAATCGTCAGTAGCTTGGTTCATACGCCAGATGGTGCCTCTAAGATTCAGTCCAGATGTCATCTCATCCTCAATGCACCACGGAACTTTAAGGGTTCAAACATCCTAGCTGCATAATTAGCCCGACTCGACCCACCAAATTGAGTCATAACCAAGCCCTGAACAGTTTGGCTGTAGCCAGAATCGCTAAAGGTTGTCACTTGCGGATCACCATCCGGGCTACAGTCCAGTATCTGCTGTAGGGCAATATCAGCCGCTATTGTTAGCCCCTGTAGCACTCCAGGATAGGCACTAGCTAACCCCGCTGGGATTCCAGCTACATAAGTTACCTCTACCCTGGCAGCACTACCACCCCAACCCGTTGCCCAGGCACACGCGCACGAGGCCCCGCCACTACACGACCTAAGATCAATTACTCCGTTGTCACTGTCTACGATGAGAGCATGGCCAGATAGCTCTAATGGGTCAGAGGTGCAAGGTAGCTCATGCAGGGCTGTGACTGTGGTTACGCTTTGCACCCGCTTATGGGGTAATTGAAGTCGGGAAGTAGGCCACCATTGGAAGATACCAGTAAACGACTGAGGAGTTAAGGGTGTGCCGATCTCCATCGCTGCGAACGTCTCAGCCATTTGATAGGCCCCCTGTCGCTGAGTAGCTGTACCGGTGCCGTTCTGGCCGCCACCATAGGCCAGGAAGATGCTATCATTTAGAATAGTAGAACCGGTAATTAAAAATAGGCTAGTCACAGAATCCCATTCCTCTGCAAGGCTCCAATAATACTGTTCACTTTAGCCGACAATGAAGCGATGTCGTTGCGAACTGCCGGCAAAGTGTTGGTATTCAGTCCGGTTATCAGGTCGGTTATCTTGCTGTAATAAGGTTCGACCGGACTGTAAAGTATCGCTCACAAAAACCTCCATTCATCATATTGTACAAGGTGCCCACATCTAGCGCCAAAGATCATTGAATTCCTACCCAATGGATACGCTTCATTAGCCGCTGTAATGGAAGCCCCAACGTAATGTAAGCCAACCGCATCAGGGCAGTAGATCACCTTGTAGCCTTGCGCCTTAGTGGCTAGGCAAAATTCGGTATCTTCGTAGCATCCCCGGTCGTAAACCTCATTCAAGGCCCCCTTAGAAGGATCGCCGTACTTGCGGTATTCAGCGTGTACTTTGCGCCATGCTTCACGCCGTGTCATCAGGCAAGCGCCCGTTACCATCTGCATCTCGCGCCTCTGGTTGACCTTGGGATGATCTGTGCTCCAGCCCAGGTTAATGTGGACTAATTGCCCCTGAATGGAGCGACATAGGCCGGCGTGTTGTACCTTGCCCTGCTGTTGCCACCTATTGTCACCAAAGAGCAACTTAGCTCCAACTATACCTACTTCAGGGTCGTTGAATTCTTGGAGCATTGCAGGGATAGCCCCCGGTTGTAATATGCAGTCGCTGTTAAGAAGCAGGATAAAGGGGGATGAGCCTTGCGCGACTCCGGTGTTAACCGTGCGGGCAAAGCCGCTGTTTTGTCGGTTCCTAATCACTTTGGAAGTGCCATTGAGAGAGCGATAGATAGCGCCTAGTTGCTCTTGTTCGGGGCCACAGTCGTCTACCACTATTAGGCGGTAGGGGGTATCTTGCGCTGCCCCTGGTAGAGCTTGAATACAGGCATTAAGGAGAGTAGCCTGTCCGTACACCGGGATAACGATGTCTAGTTGGCAGTTGGGCTGAGTGGGTTTGTGCTTGCGTTTAGCCATCCTTTAATTCCCTTACCTCATACCAAACAGATTTAAATAAGAGAATGTCACCTAATAGGGCGCTGAATCTCTCTTTTGCTTGTTTGTATTTAGGCCAGTCCTCGTTAAGTACATCGGGATCACTAGCGTAAAATTTTAGCTCATCATAAGCCTTATCTAATTCATCAAGATATAGTTGATGGGCCTCAACAAAACCAGGATCAATTTTATCCATTCTATGCTAGCTCCATCTCTAAAGGTTGTTTAACCCCTTCAATTGCTTCCACCAACACGCTGGCCGCCGCTTCCCATCTCCGTGCCTGTACGTACTCCTGCGCCGCTTCTATCATATTAAAAATATCAAGCTGGCTCATGCCATCCCTTAATAGCCTAAGCTGGTAAACCCCATCCTCCAAATTAGCAAAATATCGCCTGCCATTGCCAAATGGATCAACGTGAGGAGGGTAGCCGTAAACCTCAGCGTCATGCTTTATCAGTAGCCCTCGCCCATCCTTTAGATGCTCCTCAATAGCTGTACAGTTAGTACCGACTACCGGTACCCTCATGCTCATGGCTTCTAGCACGGGCATAGCTAGCCCCTCAGCCTTACTTGTGAGTAAAAAAGCGTCACTTACTGCGAACAGTGACCATAGCTGCTTAAAGCCCATGCCCCGATCCCAGACGTTCATTTGTCCAAAGATCCCTAAAGAAGCGGCATAGTCTTGGATCTTCCAACCTACTGGGGAGTTCGGCCGTGTGACCATTAAATAATGAGCGTTAGTGCCCTTGCAAGCGCCTGCAAATATGTCCATCGCCCGGCTTAGATTCTTGCGTTCCTGGTTATCAGCTACAGTAAGCACGACGAAGGAGTCCTCTGGAATACCTAGCCCCTTGCGGAAGGTAAGGCGCTCCTCATCTGTCGGTGGTCGCCAAGCTTCACAGTCCACTCCAATAGGTATATAAGTGGCATCTACCCCGATAGCTTCACATTCAGCCGTACCGAACTGGGACATAACCAGGCGTCGATCCATCTGAAGAAGCGACATAGCCCAGCTTTGACTCAGTGGGCCAGCTTCCAGTGGAAATATGCCAATGTAAGGGATGTCACGAGCAGGGCCACACTGTTGTAAAATGGCCTCTTGCAGGGGAACATCTAAGGCGGCTATCATGACTTCAATTGTGACTCCCTGTCGCCGCAATTCATTAACAATAGGAATGATGTAGGAGACATTGGGACAAGGGGCAATTCTAAAGGGGAGGTAATGCTCCTCACCACTGTACCCCAGGCCAATAGCTTGCACATCGTAGCCCCGGCTGACAAGGTGAGAACAAAGGGCAAAGGCTATATTGGCGTAGCCACTGCCTTTTAGATCAAAGTCACTTATGTATAAAATGGTCACCAGTAAACCTCTATAGCTGCCCTCACTATGAATAGTACTATGTAGAAGAAGATGCAAGTGACCATAATAGCCCCCACAGTCTCTATGAAGCCCTCAATCTTGCTCTTCTTGTGGACGTAGATAGCCCGGCCAACGGTGCCATCCTCACTTATTGGAGTTATGATGAATCTTTTAGCCATTTTACCCTTCTATGTAGATAAATAAGATAGTCCAAACTATTGCCATGCTGAGGAGTCCTACAAAGTACTCCATTAAGCTGCCTCCAAAATAGGCTTAGTAGCAAATTCACCAGTTTGAATAAGGTGCTCCCATTGAGTGCAAATAGTTTGCCAGTTGAAGCGCTGCTGGGCTTCCTCTCTCATCATTCTAAGAGATGGCCTACCATTAAAGTTAAGCATATCTACTACTCGGTTAATAAAGAGAGTCTGCCACCTACCATCAAGTAGATTCCCAGGTAGTACGCTTCCCCACTGGTTGGTTGTAGGCAAAGCTCCTAGGCTGCTGGTTATAGGAATAGCTCCTGCTACTTGACATTCTGCGGCTGAGATACAAAAAAGTTCCTCGTAGGAACAACTAAACGGCATCACCTCAGCCTTCAATTGTTCCCTTACAAGCTGTTCGCGTGGTATCTTGCCCATAAATTCTACATCTTTGTGATGCAGCCAGTTTAAGCGATGTTCTTGGTTTAATGGGTTAGGAGATCCCCACAAAGTATAGTCACTGGTTATCACCAATGAAGCCCCCGGTACACGCTCTTTGATGCGAGGCCACATCATTCTAAGTACTTCTAAGCCCCGCTCTGGCACGGAGCAAAATATACAACGGCCCGGTATCTTCTCCACTTCCTGCTGGTACTCTTCAACTCTCACCCCAAGATCGAAGTAACCTATTTTATGCTCTAGTGGCTCATAAGGCTGGCCTAAACGGTCCATAAAGGACTCGTAGTCACCCAAGTATCTCTTAAGGTGGTAGTCAACATGGAAGGGAGAGATACACACTATCCGGTCCACAAATGGGAATACATCAGTTGCAAAGTTCCCTACCGTCTGCTGATCTGTGCTCCAAAACAACTTAACGGCTGCCCGTACCATGCGAGTGTAGCGGTTAGGTGATCTGTACGCCACGAATACATCGCGTTCCTCGCGCCACACAAAAGCACTCTGAGGCAGATACTCAACACCATCATAGTCACCAGGCTGGGAGGGGTTGTTATATATTCGGATTCGATGCCCCCTGGAAGCCATTACAGAAGCCCAAGTCATCATGGAGAGTTCAGCGCCGCCTACCCCACGGCCATAAATATCTGGGGGGATGATATGGAGGGGTGAGCCATCGTTACAAAAAATGTCGATGGTGAGTGTCATAGCTCTATCACGTCCAATTGAACATATTCCAACTCACCATCTAAATATTCCGGCTCATTATCTACCACCCTAACTTCACTGCCTTCAATAGCCCAAGCACGTGAAGTAACTTGGTATTTAGTAATACTATTCTTTTTTAGGGCTATAATATCACCTATCAAAGGCACTTGGTCGTTAGAATAAACTGTTAACCATTGCCTGTTTTTGAATATCACTATCTTTGGCATCAAATAAGCTCCCTCCGCACCTTATCCAAGTCCAACCGCTGCCCGTGCGCTCCCTCTCTCTTGTTGTAAAGCGAAGTCGCATGATAACCCTTCAGCCCCGTGTTAAGATCAAAGAGGCACACGAACAGCCCTGCTGGCCCCGGTGGCGCTATTACGGCCACATTGCCGCACGTGCAAAGATAGGCTGATGAGCCTTCGGAAGTGTCGGGATTTAGATAGATAAAATGGGAATCATAGCTTGCACATTTAACAAAGGTTCTGTACTCAGGAACAAAAATTGCCTCTACTCGGTTAACAACTGTGCCATTGTCCAAAGTAACTTTTTTAGGTGTACCCACCTGCTTATTGATGTTAAAAGTCATTTAGAATCTGTCCTATTCTAGCGTCATAGGTGTGCAGCTTTACGGCTTCATAGCCAGCCCTGGCTATCTCTTGCGCTTCTGCTGGGTTATTCAAGTAGTGCATAATCTTCTCCACAGCCTCACCTAATGAGCTAAAAGCTATCAGGTGTTTATCCTCAGTAAAAAACTTAGGCAAGTCGGGTACCTTGTCGGTAACTACCAGCCGCTTCATGGCCAGCCCCTCAAACACCCGCGCTATCAGATCATCCCTGCTACTCCATGATAAGGAGATAGGAGTCTGACATTCTAGCGCCCGGCGCTCGTCGAACACTGGCCCCAGGTCATACAAAACGTTAACGCCTCGTTTACGCAACTCCTTGACCAGTAGATCGCGATTCTCGTAATGCAACCCTAAAAGGCAACAGTCATAATTCTGTGGCTGCTCTTCTGGATAGTGGGCCTCTTTATCATATGCATACGGGAGATAAACATCACCGGGCTTAGCGTACACCTGTTGCATACAGTAAAAGGTGTCAGCCAAGCTCCTTTGGTAGGAGTAGTCCAAACAATGCGGATCAGTTCCCACGATAACATTTTTGCCGTGCTGTGGTCTGCCTGTCATGTGCCAACCTGCGTCTACTTGTAGCCATAGGTCAGGCTTCCAGGGGAGCTTCTTCTCTATGTAGGTAATGGGAGTGATAGGTAGCCTGTCGGCAAAGGGGAAGGGTAAGTTAGGCTCTTTGGCATACTTTGGCAAAAGATGCATGCCCCCGTTCCAGGGTATCCATGTACCACTGTAAGGACCAACTGTGAATAGCTCAATGTCGGAGCGCCGGCGCAAAGCATTTAAGAAGTAATGGCCCAGACTCATGGGGTAAAATATTTGTGAGAATACCACCCGCATCAAAATACCCCGGTTTGCCCCAAAACTTGCACTAATAGCCAAACAGCCAACCCTAGCCAGCCCAGAGACACCCAAGCTACACCAACCCTAAACGCCTCCAGGGCTACTAATACAACCGCTAACACTGATAGTAGTAAGATCATTCTTTAGCCTCCTTAAACGCTTTAATGATCGCTCGCGCTGCCACATCACTAACCCGGTAAAAAGTTTGAACAACATGAGCGTCATCGACTACACCATGTTCTGCGGCATGGGTAGCTATCTTCTCACTGACACCTTCTATTTTTAGTAGAGAGGCTTTAAGGGCTTCTTCGTCCCATTTGGGTGCTTCTGCCTCACTTTTAGCCATCGTTGTTATCTCCATCTTGCCCAGTCAGGCAATGTCGCTAATTCCCCACATCCTTTTAACGGATGCAGGGCTTTGGGTTGTTCTCCACTCTCCCTGTAAAATTCTAACTTCCTGTTTACCGTGGCTTCATCAGGGCTAAAGTAGTGTAGGCAGGAATGGGGGTACTCTAGCTTCAGCTCCTGGGGAGGTTGCCAACAAGGTAAAATATCATGCGACCAGTCGTTATCTTCGGCCCTTACTCCTATAGAAGAGTGCCATGCCCATAGGCTTTGGCCGGGTTCATTAAGAGCGGGGAAGTATTGGTTGTGGCCCCACAGATACAACCTGTAGAGCAAAACTACCTGCTTAGGCGTATCCTCCAGTAACCCCCTAATGTCCCTTTGTAGGTCCAAGGTAGGCACGCAGTCAGCATCGTCAAATATGATCCAGTCGGCACCCTCAGCTAATGCCCAGTCGATCATAAAATTGATGTGCTTACCGTGCGGGTTGCGCCACCACTCCCCATTCCAAACCTTCTCCCTAAATACCCTTACTTGCACATTAGAATAAAGGCGGGCTATATCAAGCGTATTATCCTCGCTACCACCATCGGCCACTAAGATAGAATCGGCCCAATGGTAAGCCTCGCAAAAGCGGGCAATATTGCGGGCTTCATTGCGGGTTCGGCAAATAGTGGTGATCTTCATAGTCCCCACTTCTCCCGGAATTTGCCCCGATTCCGCTCCGTTATTGCCAGCCTATCAGGCATGGCCGAACCCCCGCTTATGTGCCTTATAGGAAGGTCAACCTTTAGCAGTTCATACCCCTCCTTAGTGGCATGGTAACAAAGGTCCATATCCTCATAGTCGCATGGGGTGTAGCGCTCATCGAAGCCACCTAATTGCTCATAAGAAGCTTTGGTCAATGCTAAACACCAGCCCGCCACATAAGGGATAATGGAGTCACCAAATTGGTTCCAGCCTGTGTTGTGCTTGTTGAGTTCAGGGCCGACTACTACCCTGTCATTTACTGCGTGCTTAAGGTGGGTAATGTAGTCCCCGAAGATCATCGTATCGTTGTTCAAGAATAGGAGAATGTCCCCAATCGCTTCTCTGGCCCCCTGGTTACAAGCTACTGGGAAGCCTTCATTTTGCTTATTGGTTACTATGCGCAGGTTGTCCATTTTACTAATATAGCTCGCCAGTAAGCTAGGAGTGTTATCAATAGACCCGTTGTCAACAACAATAAATTCCACATCCTGGCGATCTCGGTAATTCTGGTACATCTGGAGCAAATGCCCAGCCGTATAAAAACTATGGTTCCATACTGGGGTTATCACAGTTACTTTTGTAGCCATACTGTCAACACACTTTTATCATCACTATATTGGTGCCGGATACGGGTAAAACCAAAGTTGATCCCGCTGGAATAATGCGCCTCATGCTTGCAGTTGCCTCCACCCCAGGCATTGCAAAAATAGTCAAAGGCTTCTAGTATCCAGGGTACATCTGCATGGGTGGGGTCTTGTGCCCAGCGCATCACATCCCGCTCTTTATCAATGTGAGGCACAGAAGCGACTAAGACCCCACCGGGCTTAAGTACTCGGTGAATCTCGCGCATTACTTCTACGCGACAAAAGCGGAGATGCCACTTAGACTCACCTGTTGGAATATTAGGAATAACTGAACTTGTAAATACTGCGTGTTCCTGCCATCTAAGCTGCGTCGGTATATGTTCTAGCACCTGACTAGCTTCTACCTCATCAAAGGTGTTATCCGAGAATGGCAGAGGCTCAACCGCAATGTCTAAAACGTGGGTAACACCTTCAAAGGGATAGAGGTCAACCTTGTAGTCACCTTGCCCACTGATGCCAGGACCAATATTTAACTTAGTCACCTGCCACCCCCATTAGTCCAGCGGCGGACATCATCCTCATTCGCATAATAAAACGCCTGCCTTTTTTTACCTCCGCAGTTACAGCCCGCTCTCCTTTGCAGTAAGTTGTCAACATCGCCCGCTTCCACCCAGGCTAAGGATATGTTAGCCTTGGGGGTGAACACGTAGCCGGAACCGGTAGGTGTACCCTGGGCTAGAACCTGGGCAGGCTGGTAATACTTAAGGGCAACTTGGCCGACGTTGTTGCTTACCACTTTTGACCCCTTTTAGTTGCGGGTGAGTCATCCCCTCACAATTACAGCGTGCCCCAAGCTCGCATGCTCGGTCATGCATCTGCTGGATGAGATCATTGTCAGCGGAAGAGTGTCGCGCACCGGCTTTTTGCACCATCTTTAGATATTTGCTAGCTAGTTGATGAGCGTTCATTTTAGTCCTTTAGGTGGATGGAGGCTTACGGTTCCGCCCACCTTAGAAGGGAGAGCAAACCTAATGCAAATCTCTTATGTCAACCTATTTGAGTGCATTGACTCGTGATGGTGCCCGTAAACAAGGCTGAAAAACGCGAATGGGCGCACCGATGTTTAATAATCAGCGCCGTCTTAGCCCACACGATAAAGCTGATGGCCGTACAACCCGGCACCAGGTCAGTGACCCCTAGAGGAATCTGAGTTCGCCGGTAGACCAAGGGTACGCCGTTGTGGGTCATTCGCATACCGTACAAGGTAGCAAGGAAGGCTCCACCACCGCTGTTGTCCCGGTCAAAATTCCAGTCGGAGATAACTGTCATTTTACCCCGGCTAGTATTAACAAACCCAGCATAGTTAATGCCCGGCGTAATGCGATCTCCAGAGGTAAAAAACACCTGCTGCGAGCCATTGAAGCCAAGGGTGAAGTATCCTGACATCATCTCATTAGTGGCTTGCGGGTGGCCCAAGATGTGGGTAGGCGCTGCGCAGCCGGCATCCAGGAAGCGGTTGTAGGTTTGCGCGCTAAAGGTTCCTGAAGGAGCGGAAGAGTTAACATAGGCCCCGTTAGCGCCTGTTACCTGGGTCTCAATGCCGTCGAATTCCAACGAATTACCACTAACCGAGCCATTGACCAAAAGGCGATCCCACCCATTCATAACCAGGGTAGAAGCGAGCCTCATCTCCTTCTCTTTAACGTTGGCGATCCCTTCACGGGTAAAAGAGCCAACGTCAAGGCCGCCGGGCATACCCTGACTAGAGGGCGCTGGCCCCACTAACTCGTTGATGCCGACGCCGAAGCCACCACGACTCATACCGGCCACAGCTTGGCTATGTAAAATATCAGAGACGGACAGCGACTTTTTAGCCCCGATATTCTTCAAAGTGACAGTAGTATTGTCACCGTCATGCCGGAATTCTTCCGGACATTCTCCATCTGCAAAGGAGATGTAAGACGAGCCAGAAGTAAAGGCCAGTTCGTTGAGTTCGCGCCACGTCTCGGCCTTTAACATGAACGGCCCATCTGGATTCTCCGGGATATTACGCAACAAGTTGACTTCCTCACACATTGCGATGATCTCTTGCGTGTTGAGAGGAGTCGGGTACTGGGCTGCAAAGTCGCCCGGCGTCGCGTAAGGCTGAGGCGAGATAATGGGGTCTGTAGCCCGCATCACCATCGCCTGTTGTACCATTTGCTGAGTGTTAATGTTACCGCCCTCAGCGCCTAAGTTTAACATTGGTTCGTTTATCATTGTAGCACCCTCTTATAAACTATAGTGGTGCCACGGCTTAACAGAGAAACACCCCTCTTCCCACACCATCAAGGCTTAACAGGTAAAAGGGCTTAACAACTCCACACCAGGCTTTTTTTTGTTAAAGACCGACAGAGCGGCGTACCATCTCAGTCAGGCTGGACGGTTGGCCGGTCACAGGGCTTACAGGTAGTTGGGTTGCAGGCTGTAGCGGGTTAACAACCGGTGCAGTAACCCCCTTCTGTGTCGGCAAGATAATGGGCTGTTGCACCCCCATCCGGGCTGTCAACTGGGCAATGGCATCCACCAGAGGCGCATTAGCAGCCCGCAAAATGGCGACCATATCGCCCCCATTGGCCGGCGATTCCAACTCAGCGCGTAATCTCAAAGCTACATTAGCCAGTGACTTTTGGATAACCTCAGCCTTTTTGGCAGTGGGTTCACTGCTCTCCAGAGCTTCGGTTACTTCCTGGGTAAACTCTTCTAAATAGGTCATGGTTGGTTCCTCCTCTCTACTAGGTTCTACTAAAGGTTCATCAGTAGCGGGCTGAGTAAAATAAAGGTCCTCAACCGCTGTTTTGATCTCGGTTAATTCGGTGTTTATGTCGTCGAGTAAGGCTTCGAGCATTACCAAGCGCTCGCCTTCCGGTACTTCAGTGAGGTTGCGCCGGACTAGGCCCATGAGTTCCACCCGACTAAAGCTTTTGGCTTCTGGGAGAGTCTTAGCGGCCTGCCAAGTGTAAGCTTTGTCGGTTAAAAAGGAGCCACCTTTGGGCTTCTTTTTGCCCTTCTCCTCTTCGACTCGCCCTTCGGAATCCTCCTCGCCCTCCTTGGCTGCTTCTTCCTCAACTGGAGGCTTCTTAGCGGCCTTGATAACAATAGCAGGGGATTCCACGTCGGCCTTACCCACCAATTGGCTTTTGGCTTCCAACTCCTCAGCTAATTCCTCTCCTACAATAGTAGAGGCATCCTGTTTGCGTGTTGTCATGCTACGCTCCGTTAGTGCTAATGATGTGCGCGAGTTAATGGGGACTCTCGTAGTGGCGTAGTGATCTAGTTGTCCCCTTAGATAAACTTTGTTACCTATACCTTGTTGGCACATCGGGCAAACATCAGTTAATGACTTGCGTTCAAATACAAAAGAGCCGTGCGAATGGGCAATATCCCACCACGCGGCGCTGATTCTAACAGGGTTGTCTACGGGCTGATCTAGTTCGCTTCTGAGGGTTTGGAATACTGCTGAGCCTAACGGGGTATCCTGCTTAAAAATACCGCTGGCCCTGAAGCGATTTCCGTCTACGTAGTTCTTCTCAGCTAGGCCAGCCTCACCATAGCCATCTAAGTCAGGATAGTGGGAGATGCCTAAGAAGGGCTTACGCGGTGGAGGAAGCCATTCAACGCTCTTGCCTGTCTCAATGCGTTCTACCCAGTCCTGGAACAAGGCCAAGGAAGTGGACTCACCTGTACTGTCAGGAAGGGTGTCAGAGGTAACAGCCTGCCAGCGCATCACACCATCTTTGAGGTTGGCCTTTGTTATAATGAGGGAGACTTCAATAAGGTCGGCCTTTTGGCTCTTGTGGTAGTTCACCTGGCGTTCGCGCTCCTCAGCCTCTTCTTTGGAATCGTAAGGACCACCCAAGTGCTTTGAGCCATCTTTGCTATATAGGTGCCACTTACCCTTCTCTTGTGTTATCACCATCCACCTGCTTTACCGCTTGCATCGCCAGTCCTGCTACTCGGTTAACCTTAGCCCTGTCCAGCATCTTATCTAGCCACAGAGTCGCTTGAGAAGGGGTGAAGTTAAACGGAGGCTCCTGTAGTACCTGGGCGCCAGCTAGCCCTAGCTCAACAGCCAATATACCGAGACGATCATCTTCATCTTTAGCTTTTTTGGTGATAGCAGCCAACATTTTATCAAGGAGCTTAATGGGTGTTCTCTTGAGAGGCATCATTCAATCACCGTTACCCCGAATTTGGTTTGCCAACCTATCCTCAAGATATGTGCGATAAACGTCGTTATCATCGCCCAGCATAAGCGCTCCAAGGGCCATAGTGAGCCGTTCAAAGGCTTGTGTAGCCTCAAGGATAGCAGTAGGTAAACCCAAAAGCCCAGGCACAGATCGCAACTTCCTAACTCGCTCAATGTACTGTTGTGCTTCCATAAGAGCTTCGTTAGCCCGTTGTTTTGCAACATCCAGGTTAGGAGCCGGCCCGCTGCTAGGTAGAGTAGCCATGTGGTAAAGGTCACTTATCCTCTGACCAGATGATACCCGTACACATACCCATGCACATTCCCATCGACGCCTTTGTGCTGGCCCAAGAAGTGAACTTCAGCGATTCTGTAGCCCCCCTGGAGCCAGTTCATAACCTCCAGGTCTAGCATGTCGCCGCTTAGAGTGCCATCGGGTAAAGGTATCGGACCGACTACTCGGTGCAGGTAGTGGTATTCCTGGGAGCCTGTTATCTCTTCAAAGGCTTTGAAGGTCTTGGGCTGCACTTCAGTGACTAATTCTTTAGTTGGCATTTATCCTCCACAAATAAAAATGGTCAGACATTGGCAGCCTGACCATTGGTTAGCTATTGCCTTAGCCCTGCTCCCTGGGGGAGCTAGGCGTTGTTATTAGGTTATAGTATACAGGCTTTTACTACCTTCTGTCAACCCCTTGCCCGCTGAGTACATCTTTGAGCTTGGGGGCGGGTTCACCGGTTACTAGCTCGAACAGGGCAGCAAGAGCGGCTATAACGTGGTTGACCAGTTTGTAGTAGGCTTTAAGACGCTGGCTGTGCATCTTTTGCCTCTTGTAGTAGGCGCTGTTCAGCCTCGCTCACCAATGCTACCTTGAGTTGGTAGTGATCCCCTTCTACATCAGCCACCAACTGATCTAAGGAATCCTGCCAGCCTTCTACCACTTCACCGCGCAGGACCATAGGAGAGATGAGGGTAACGACGGATTCTAGTAGTTCAGGGGTGTAAGCGGCCTTCTCCTTTTTAACGTCGCCTAGCCCACCTTCTTGGGGCGGTACTTTGTCCGTTATCTCTTTGGCCTCTTCATTACCATTAGTGGCAAAGGGTAATTGGCTCATTTGCTTTTGCTGTTCTAGCTTCTCATCATTAGGTTGTTCAACCTCAACCGTAATAAACCCATCCCTTTTAAGTTGCGCCTGAGCTTCCGATGGCTGCAGCGCCCCTATCTCCTTAGCGACTTTAAGAGCCTGGGCTACTACCAAAAAGGCGCGACCTTTACCCGTTAGCTTCTCAAAGTCTTGTATCTTGGGTGACCATTCCAGGTAGGGGGGTAAGACTTCGGTATCCAATAAATTCTTGGTCTTCTCCACCACGTACCCGTACCCCTGCGAAGCCTGCATGTCATCGCGAATAGAACCGGCTAGAGTCTCGCCTTTGGGTTCCAGTCCCAAGTTACCTAATGTCAGCCCATAAGAGCCGGCCACAATACGGGCATACCGCAAACTCGCTGTATCAAACAGTAATTCTTGTGGACTTTTACCAAAAGGTATAAAAGTAGCAGGCTTCTCATGCTCATACAGTACGGGAATCTTAAAGGGATCATTCCCTTCAAACAGAGAGCGAACAGACCCTACCCAGTCAGTTGCACTCTTTTGGCTCATGTCCATTAGGTCAAGGATGCCAATAGGGGGTACTTCCCGCACCAGGTCATGGTAATAGTGGTCAGTGTCATTGACCATCTGCATGGCCAGGAATATTTGCTCTGGTGGAGGCTTGAAGTACCCTTGTAGGCGCATCTCTGTGCGTGGTTGGATGCCTATGCGGCCTACTTCCGGTTCGGTAAAGTATACCACTCGGTCAAGTTCAGGTATCTTTTGCGCCAGGGGAATGTCGGAGTCGTAAGTCGGGAACAATGTAGCGCCATCTAAATTAACGAGTTTGAAGGGATGGCCTTTAGGATGATCCCGTGTAACTTTGTATTCCTCGTCACCTTCCTGAATAATGGGCTTAATGCCAGCGGACCAGCGCACGATCTCAACTACGCCACCTATGGGTAAGTCTAAGGAGTCCTGCCACTGTTTATCGAATATAATGTCGAAGTGACGCAGTACCCAGCTAGTGTAGTACTTAATGTCCTCTTGTAGGCTGTCCTTCTCAGCGGGGTCTTTAGCGGTTATCTCCCACGGTAGGCCCAGTAAATAGTTAATAAGGCGAGCGCGGCATAACATAGCAATAGGTTGGTTGTACACAAACCAGCGCCATTGGTTAGCCTGCTGCCATTGGGGCATCTGGTACAAAGTGGGCAAGCGCCATAAAAAGGGGACTTCAAGTGACTTCTGCTTAGGGTCGGTCACTCTTCCAACCTCTATAGAATCCAAGGGCTACCACTAATAGAGTAACTAAGTGACCTAGTAAAAACCCCACTATGAATACCAATGTCATTTTTGGGACTCCAAATAAACAACAGCTAGAGCAACCCCAAGCGGAACCCCTATAGCTATTCCCAGTAACAAACCAACAATAAACGACATAGTTTAGACCTTTAAAAACTTAATGTCCTTCCACTTACCTACCAGTGCATATTGTGACCAAAAGGCTGCGTCATGCAGATCAAAAGGTTTGGTAAGCGGGAAGCGACTAAGGGCCTTCTCCAATATTTTGTGCGTGCCCCTAACATGGATGAATTTACCCTGGTCGTATTGCAGAACCTGGATGTTACCCCGATGTATTTTAGAGCCAATAGTACCGGCCTTAACGGAGTCAAAAGCCGGGAATAGCACCTCTATAGCTTCCTGTCGCTTATCCTGGGGAATATCCTCTACAGCAACCTTAGCCAGCACCAAGACCTTAAGCTGAATATCTAGCTCATCCAACTTATCGAAGGAGTCACTACCTAACACTATCCTAGTGACCTTAGCGCAAACATTTTTGTACTCTGACTCCCAGAGGTCGCCCCCCTGGTCAGTCTCGAATCCCAAAGTCTCAGCGCCTAGCTCAATGGCTTTTAGCAGCGCTTGCTTAATAGCCTTCTCTGGGGTGGTGCGCTGTTCCCAGCTATACAGCCGATAGACAGTACCATCACTCGCCAGGCCATCCGCTTGAATACCCTGGGAATCCGACTGATCGGTATCAGTAATGGCCGGGTCAACGTAAACCACGATGCGAATGAGGTCGGGTACTTCGCTCCATTCACAATGCCGGTATTCAATGTGGTTGTAGAGACCACCGGCTGGGTCGTCTACTTCGTGTTGGGCTTCTTGCAGGAAGGCAGTAGGTCCCCATTCGTTTAGTTGGGATTCGCAGGTCTCCAAGGGCTGACCTTCCCACGTAGCTGTACCTCTAGTTATGCGGTAGCCCTTTTGAGGATAAGGGCGAGCTTCATACTCCAGATCAGTGACAGCGGGATAAGGCCCGCTCACAATACGATCATATAAAAATTCCGCGCTCCCGTCCGCTATCTTAGAAAATATACTACGTGGATGAATGAGGTTTTGTATCCCTAAAATAGCTACATCGGTAGAGCCAGCCGGTAGAATATCACGGGTGAGCGTCCTAATCTTCTTCTCTATAGCTTCTGGGGAGTCTTCCTTGTTGTCAATGTCGTCGATAATAATGAAGTCGGGTCGGTACTCTTCTAATTTAACACCGCGAACGGCTGCGTCGTATCCTAGAGCCACTACATTAAACCCATTAGCGCAGCGTAAGGTATCCACGCGCCAGCCTTTAGAATTGCCATATTTGCCCAGTTTGCGGGAAGATAATTGAGGGTAATAGCGCTCCACTTTTTTGCTCTCTAATAGGGCCGCAATGCTCTGAACGGACTCATTAGCCTTATCTTGAGTACCACGAGTATACAGGCAAAATTTGCGTTTGTTGAGAGCGCCTACCCGCACACAGCCAGCCTCAGCGTTTGTAGTTTTAGCGCCACCTCTGGGCCAAATAGCAAAATAAGGTTGTGGCTTGATACCAGGCTGAATGGACTCTATCCACTGCCAGAAGTCAACATGGCGTGGAGCAAAGGGCGAGGTAAAAACATTAGGGAAGAGAGTTGTAAGCCAACTCTCCCAATGGGCTGGCGCTTCCTCTGCCTTTTTGAGAAGCCTGGAAGAGGAGAAATCAAAAGGGCCGGTGTCAATCCTGGGCAGTTCGAGAGTTAGCACTAAACGCCTCTAAGATTCTATATAGCTTGTCATGTTTAACGCCATTAAAAATAGCAAGGTCAGCAGCCGTTTGTTGTTTAAGCCACTTGGGGTCACGAGTTACCAGGGATATCTGGCGTAGGGATTCTATCTCGGTCTCTACCAGGTCCATGAGTTGATCGGCGATGGACTTCTTTTTTTGGACTGAAATAGTTTGGTTCTCGCCAGAGGGGATTTTGCTCACCCATGCTGCAATGGTTCCCTTGGGAATGTCATGCTCCCTAGAGAGGAAGGCGATAGTTTGCCCAGATACGTAAGCGGCCAAGATAGTGGCCTTTTGTTCAGGGGTATAAGTTCTCACCGTCCTAACTCTCGCTTGATCTGCTCCACGTAAGAGGCGACGTTGGAATCCTTCTCATGGGCATCTAGTACTTTTAAAGCCAGGATGATGCATTGACTCCACTTGTGAGGCACCTGGAACGCAACAGGCTCGCCACCACTGGTTACTATGGTCACAAACGGACCTTCAGTAGGTGGAGTAAGGATGAGATAGTCAGTCGCCATTTTTACATTATAGTAGTAAATGGGAAGGGAGTCAACTTCGTATACAAATGTGACTGTAAAACCGTGTTGACTTTTGTTTGGTTATCGGATATACTATAAGCATAAATATCAATTAGCTGTTACGGGAGAAACCCACCAATGTTAGACCAAATCTTAAACCAGTCACCAATCGCTTGGATATTAAGTAAAGCCACTTACGAAAAACCTTATCCCAATGCCAGCTATGCTGAGTATACCTTTTCTGGCAATTTGCCAAATCGGATGACTTCCCAAATATGGAAGTTAATGGAACCCTATTACCGCTCAGATAGCACCTTTACCTTATCTGAAAGAGCGAATGGAGCAGAAAGAAGTTTAATGATAAGGTTTGGCAACAAACGAAGCAGTAAAGATAGAGTAACCTTTTGTTACACCATTGAGGAGACTGAATGACCCAAAAAAGCAACCGGGGCGGCCTTCGTAACCCACCAGGAGGCCGCCCTACTAACCCTAACAAAAAGGTTCCCATCTCTTTTAAGTTGCCTCCTGACTTGGTGGCTTTGCTGAGACGGGAGCCGAACGCCACCCGACTAATGGAATCCCTACTATATCAGCACTACCACAAAGGAGCCTCAAAAATGACTACTTCCCAACATCATGAGCAACTATCCCGCATCTTGGCTGCTTTAGCGCTTCTGTATGCCAAACAAGGGGAGATATACGCGAACTGGACTCCTGACAAGCAAGTAGAACTAGAGCAAGTCAGGAGCGAGATCGAAGCCCTGGAGCGCCAGTATGAAGAGGCCCAAAAATGACCATTATCTGTGCCTGGTGTGATAAAAAACTGGGTGAGAAGCCCGGCGAGGGTACAACTCACACGGTTTGCGCTGAGTGTGAACGGAAGCAAAATGAGTTACTAGAACAGTTAAAGAAGGAGTCTGTTAAAAATGAGAACGTGTAAATGTGGTCGGCCTGCTGACTATCTCAAGCTAAATAAAAAATTTAGGTGTAGTGAGTGCGCCCAAAAAGAAGGTCTATTGGTTCCTTGTACAGGTGAAGCGCACCGTAACCCCTATATTGACAACTGTTGGGTTTGCATGCCCCGATGGGGACTAATGGAGGTTAAAAAAGATGTTAAGTAAGGGCGACATTTACACCAATGAGTGCGACGGTAAGCAAATATCCTACACCGTAAAAGCAGTTAAAGACAGCTTTGTGGTGGTGTACAGTAGTAACCTTGATAGGGAGTACATTTTATCTCAGGTGGTATTTGAGGATACTATGAGAGTGTTGGGGTTTACACTGCAACCTAATAAGCTTGGGGAGTTCACCATCGTTAAGGAAGCCTTGAGTTTCATCGAAGGCGAATCAGACATGTCCTTACCTCTCTACCGGATATACTATATAAACCACAACTACTACTCCCCAGTAGACTATGAGACCTGCAACCAGGCCATTAGAGCCGGCAAGGAAGCGGGCATGGAATTCCGGGTAGAACTAGGGGATATGGTGTGTTGTGCGTGGAGTCCCATAGGTGGGCTGAGGTTCTTTGCGGAATATCAGTACTGGGCACAAAACCAAGTTTATAAGCTGGCCCAAGTTGCCGGGGAGGTATAAAAATGATAGAAGTCATTAGACAACCTAACAACCTCAACCGGGAAGTATGGCAATTCCACGCCATGACAGGTCATCGACTAGAGATAGTCGTTATCCTAGAATATTACTACAAGCAAAACAGGTCAAGCGCCCGCCATAAGTGGATTAGTGATGAGTATTACAGTCGGACAGGGCGTGGCTCGTCCCTTAAAGTCGGGGAAGTACCCTTACCTGACGATGTGATACAAGAGGCATTGCAGAAGTTTATGGAGCAAGTTAAGGTAGTAAAGGAGCTATAAAATGCCTAAAGTGCATACAGTTCAAAAAGCAGCTAAAGATTACCCTGGCATTAAAAAGGGTGATAAGTATTACTGGTGGAAATTCCGCTTTGGCAGTAAACAGATGAGTAAAACTTATCCAAAACGGTCACAACTTACCCAATCATCTTTTTTACAAACTCTATACACTCTGCAAGACGAATTCATTTTTGACGATGAAGATCCCGGCTCAAGTCGAGATGAGCTAATTAACGAGATAGAGAATTTACGGGATGAGTGCCAATATAGTCTCAGTAATATGCCTGAGCATTTACAAGAGACCTCAGATAGTGGCCTTATGTTACAAGAACGAATTGAAGCCCTAGAAGCTTGGGCTAGCGAGTTAGAACAAGTTGACTGTGATATTGATGATGATCTTGAGGAGGAAGAACGAGAGGAACGAGTTGAGGCAATTATAGCAGAATTGCAAGCGTGTGAGTGTGCCTTATGATGGACTTCCTCAAGATACGCTTACTCCCCAACGGCCTTATTTATGTTCTGCAAGGTACCAACGCGGGGGTAATATGGGAGAGTTGGTTAGAGCCTGAGTTGGCAGTGAAGTTTGTTAGGTTTTTGGTTAAGGGGAGGAAGTAGATGTTAACTATCACTCTCCCTCAACTTAAAAAGGAATTGAAGCTCATCCGTTCTCTGCGACGACTTGCTAACAAGGGCTAATTATCCAGTCTCTTAGTCGCCAAGTCATCCTTCTTAATAACCTCTTGTGTCTCCAAGTATAGTTGGTGCCAACCCACCGCCTTTTGAGCCACATTAACTAATTTACCTTGGATATACACCAGCTTCTCTAGGATGGTATGACGCTGCATGATATCGAAGTTATTGATAAGGTCAACGGTCTCTCCATTAAGCTCTTTTAGAATCAGGATGTTGCCATTGATAGAATCCACGAAGTCGGCCTTAGCTTGGTTCTCCTCAGCTTTTACCCTTTGATAGACGGCCTCTTGAGCTTTTATGCGTTCCCTGTGCTTGAGCAGGCCAACAGCTAGCGCGATTCCATAAGCGTAGAGGATAACTTGCAAGCCCCCATAGAAGCCATAGTGATCCCATTTATAGCCCACGTAGAGAGCAATGAGTGAGGCGCTTAGGAGAGAGGCGCGTATGCCACCGAGCATGGATGTGGCGGCTAGCCAGAAGTAGGAGCCAGCTAGGACAACAGGGTAGCCCAATGATACTAGGTAGTCGGTAAGCAGGAGGGAGAGGGAGACTAGCAGGGGTGACAATAAAAAGCGAGCAAACCAGCCGGAGTCCCACCTATCTATAATATACTCAACTGTTCTCATTTTATCCTCAGCAGCAAATTGCCTACTTGAACACCCCACAACCACAAGCAAAATATCCGCTTAGAGGAATCTGGAGTCTTCACATGAATACAGATAATAGGAGTAATATCTAAGTCCCATTGTTCTTTTTGTGAATATTAAAGGTCATCTCTTAAACCAGGGCCTAAAGTTCTTCAGATCCTCAATAGCAGGCCACTCGCCCGTAAAGGTAATAGCCCGGTCGTCAATGGTCAAAAAGGCCGGGGGCTTCTCAATTACAAACTCAACTAATTTAGCGATGGATTCGTCCTGATAGGCTAGCTCTGGATTCCCTCTGGTTAGATGTACAGTATACCACTTATCAAACCACTTCATCATGGCCACTAGTCCCCCAGGTTGGTTACTACGAGATGAGAATATCTGAATTCTAAAGTCCTTAGCAGCTTCCTCCAAAAACTCAAATAGCCCATCAACAGGTGGATCAGGGATAACGTCAGCGCCTTTCCAGCCACTTGTATACGAGTGACATACTCCGTCAAAATCTAAGCATAAAATAGGTTTGTTCATGTACCCAATTCCTCCTCTAGCTCTTTAACCTTCTGTTCCACATCTTCTATATCTATTTTGATCTCTGCGGGTGTAGCCAAGCCATACAAAGCTGCCTGTTCCCTGAGCTTCTGTAGGCGTCGGTAATAGCGGTATAGTAGCTCTTGTTTGTGATCCTGCTCAATGTCTTTTACCAATGCCCTGACCTTGCTAGGCTCTCCCTTACCTAGTAAGAGAAGAAGCCCCAACTCTAGCCGGCTTAGTCGCTCCTCGATCTCCTCTAGCTTCTCCAATTTGTCAGATAGTCCGTGTAAGATAAGCTCAAACTGTGGGATCTTCTGTATAAAGTTGGCAGTGTCCTCAGATATTTGCAGCCACATCCGGTTACGAATGGCTTCAGCTTGTCGGGCCTTCTCTGCAATTCTGAGGGACTCCTTAGCTAAAAGGTTCTGCTCCTCAATAGCCTGAGCCTTGCGGTGTTCAGCCTGGACCTGCTGGCGTAAAATGTCAATGATCTGCTGCTGGTTGTCATCCACCCATCATCCTGCTAGTAGTATTTTAGCCTAGTTGGGGAAGGGGGTCAAGGGGTTGGTGAGAAGTCTAACTTTTGTCCAGCCTTCAGAATAGGTTTATTTGTGTACCATCTAGCCGATCCACTGCTAGTTCATTCGCGTAAGCTGAGTTAAGGTCAAAGCCTATAGCCTGGCGACGATGCTTGATGGCTACTTGGAGAGTTGTACCAGAGCCAGCGAAGGGATCAAGGATGAGGGCGGGAACGGGGGAAGATGGGGGACAGGAGCAAGAGGGCTGCCACTCACC